GCCCGCTCGCGATCGAAATTCCACGGCCGCCGGCTTGGCGGGGCGTGGGTTCGAGACGCGCGGGGGTGTCTCTCCTATGGCAGATCAGTCGCCCGGCGCGACACAGTCCCAGTTTCCGACGGTGTTGCCGTTCTGGTCGCGCACGTTGCCGGCGCGGTTGCCGCTCTCCACGCTTTCGGCGATTTGCCTAAGGATTTCGGCGGCTTGCTGCTCGGGCTCCTGGGCGAAAGCGTCGTTCCCCATGCCGAACCAGAGCGAGAATTGCGGGCCTTCGGTGTTCATCCGGTCCACGGCCTCTAGGGCCGCGTCCACGTCGCGGGCCTGCTGGTTGAAGTGGCTCGCGGCTTCGATCGCCTCGGCGATACTGGCGCGGCGATAGGCGGCTTGCGCGGCCTCACGGTAGAACGCGGCCGAGGTATGCAGCGCTTGAATGATGGTCTTGAGGGTAGCTTGATCCATGGTGCGGCTCCTGTCAGGGGGCGGAATTGTCCCCGATCGGGAACAACCATAAGGCAGAAACGACTAGCGCGTGCCCCGATCGTCCCCGAATTGGGGACGGTTATTTCAGCGGGTCGCGGGTCGGATAGCGAAAAAGTTGCGTGGCTACTGCGAAACCGCCTTTGCGGCCGTGGTGAAGCGCCAGCCAGCAGCCCAGGCGCGCGCCTTCTCTTCGAAGCCGGGCGGGCGCGGATGGTCACGCCCTGAGACGTCCCGTGTGGCGGTGAGGTAGGGGTTATGCGCCTCAGTGTAGCCCAGGCGCGCCGCGTCCATCCCGTCCGACATGATCGCAGCGAGGGGGAAGTGGGCGTGATCCCAGGACCTGGGCGCCGGGGAACGCTCCCAGGACCAACGCGCGATCGGGGACAGCTCAGCCCAGGAAACGCGCGGCGTGCGCCTGCTGTCTCCATTCAGGGGGCGAGCTGCAACGTCCGCCTCATAGGCGAGCTGAGCGAGGGAGGGGGCGCGGGCGATGGTGGCGGCTTGCATGTCAGGTGTTCCCGATCGGGCTCAAATGAGGGGGTTACAGATAGGCGCGCTTAATGCGCTGGGCTTCAGCCAGCGAGGCGGCGCGGAACCCCTCGCTCTTGGTCTTGTCCTTCGCCTCGCGCATGCACCGGTCATAGCGGGCCTTGTAGCGGGCGCGTTGTTCACGTTCGGCGGGGGTGAGGGTAGAGCGCATGTTGATTGTTCCCGATCGGGGCTCAAGCGGAGAGCAAGGCGAAGGAAAAGCCGCAAGCGGCGGATGACAGGACCAGGAGATAGGCGGCCCTCACGGGGCGGCGGCTACCCACGGCCATGGCGTAGAGCCCGACCATGCAACCGACCCCCATAGCGGCGACCCCGCCCAGGTGCAGGGCGGTTCTCACGCCGCACCCATGCGGCGCAGGTCAAACAGGGCCGATTGGCGCTTGACCTGGGCGACCATGACCCGCCGCTCATGACGGGCGCGGGCCGCCTCGCTAGTGGCAAGGGCCAGAGCGGCGAGGGCGTGCGACAGCTCGCGTTCAGCGCGGGCCAGCAGACGGGAGGCGCTACGGGCTTCCATGTTAGATCACTCCGAAGAGGCGCAGCAGCAGCGCCCAGAGGAAGGCCGAGGCGAGGAACGCCCAGACCAGGGGAAGGCGACGGGAGGCGGGCCGCACGGGCGCGCCGGTGAAGGGGACGGGGAGGGACATCAGGCGCGCGCCAACGTGGGGACCATCGCGCCGCCATGCGACACATTCACGGGGATAAGCCCAAGGGTCCACTGCACCCGCACGCCATCGGCCTCAGTCCCATAGGTGACATGGGAGCCGGTGGCGCGGACCAGTTGCCCAGCCTCACCACGCCCGGCCAGCTCGAAGCGAGCGCCGCCGGTGTGAGGGTCAACGCTGTAGAGGACGCACGCCATGCGGTGGTGCTGAGGGCGCACGATGCGGGCGAGATGCGCCGGGGTGCGCTGGCGAAGGATGCGGGCGATAAGCGCCATGTCACTTGCTCCTGTCAGGTAGGGAAGGCTACCCTTCCCCTTGTGGCCCCGGCTGCTCCCCGATGGAGCGGCCCCGAACCAAAGCGACAACCAACTATGGGACAGCAGACCCAAAACCACAAGAAAATAGAGGGGGGGGGTACCCTGGGAGATCGAGTCCCTACCTCGCAAAATTTTAATCCCCCCCTGCCCGTTGTGTCCGAGATCTGGGGTGAGGAGGAGGTGGGGCAAGCGGCTGATGGGGCGCCCGGTGATGATGGATTGGCGCGGGACGCGGTCCAGGGTGCCGGCGAAGCCGAAGTCCCAACGGGCAGGGCGGTTGTGGCGGCGCGGCTCGAGGTGGGGCCGAACGGGCTGATCACGCGGGGCAAGGCGGAGCGGCTGGTGCAGTTGATGGCCGAAGGCATGTCCGATACTGAGGCGAGGGGGCCGGCCGGGTTCAAGTCGGACGGGGCGGACACCAAGCAGCGGCGCGGGATTGTCGCGTCGCCCGTGTTTCAGGCGAGGCTGGCCATGTTGAGCGAGGAGCGCGAGAAGCTGCAGGACCGCGGGCCGCTGGGCGACGCGCTGTGGGCCGCGAAGCAAACCTTCAGGGCCGCGCAGCTCAAGGACGACCTGACGACCCAGATGCGGGCCGCGCAGCTGATCGCCGACATCTCCAAGAACATGCAGGGCGGCGGCGATGGCGAGCCTGGCGCGGATGGCCCGGCTGCACCTGGCGCGCCGGCGGGCCGCGGACCTGGTCGGCCGGCGAGCGAGCTGAAGTCGACCAAGGTCAACATCGAGAAGATCACGCGCGACCTGAAGGAGATCGGTCTCCAGCCGCGCACAATTCCGGCCGGCGCTACCTTGCCGGCCAAGGAGGAGGATCCGTTATGACGCCGGTCCGCGCGATCAGGGTTTCCGATCTCGACGAGACGAGCCGCCCGGGCGAGTTCATGTGGCTCAGCCAGAGCGGCCATCCCGAGGCCGGCTGGGTCATGCTCAACTTCATGTGCCCGTGCGGCTGCGGGCGCGAGGGCGGCGTCACGATCGACACGCCGTTCACCAGCAAGCAGGGCGAGACGCCGCGCTGGTGGTGGGACGGTAACGAGGAGCGGCCCACGCTGAAGCCCAGCATCGACTGGCGCTTGCCCGACGGCCAGGGCGGCACCGTGTCGCACTGGCACGGCTATCTGACCGAGGGCATCTTCGCCCCATGTTGAAACAGGCCGCCAAGCCCTGCTCCGATCGCGTCTTGAACCTGGTCGGAGCCGGGCTGAGGACGGCTGTGCTCCTGGACATGGCGCACCGGCTCCGCGCCGGTCACGACGTCATCCTGGCGAGCCAGACCCTGCTGCAGGTCAAGACCATGATCGCCGACCTGGGCCGCCACCTGGGCCGCGGCGTGATCGAAGGCGAGGTGGCGCGCTGGGGCAACAGCGGCCACGCCCACTTCTTCGCGCTCGAGCCGGATCACCCTCGAGTCGCCGACCTGCTCTGCATCACGGCGGCCTGGTGCGACGAGCTCTACGGGTTCAGGGCGACCCGGAACCAGATCGGCGCGGCGAACCACCTGGTCAGAAACCTGCGCAAGGTGGTGCACGGCACCAATCCCAAGATCATGATCACGGGCGACCCAGCCTGGCCTTGATCTGCGCCGCGCGCCGTGCTCCGCTCCCGTGGTCTGAAACTGCTTTTTCCACGGGAGAGCACCATGCGCCTCAACTACATCCTGCTGAGTATCGTCACCGCCGTCGCCGGCCTGGCCGCGTCCTTCGCAAGTTTCGCCGTCTCCATGTTCGAGCGCGTCAGTCGCGCCGTCGCTGTCGCCTTCCCCTACGCGCCGCGCGAGCCGCAGGTCCTGCCGTCGCTGATCTCGACCAAGATCTCGTTCGCCGGCGCCGCGCTGGCCCGGGTCCGCTCCTTCGCCTCGCGCCGCATGGCTCGGGTCAAGCCGGGCGAGGTCTACTCGATCCCGGTCGGCGCGCCGGCCTGACCGACGTTCCATAACCGGTACGCATAAGCCCCGCCGGGTCGCCCTGGCGGGGTTTTCCTATGCCGGCACACCTTCGCCAAGGTCGATCAGCATCTTCATGCCCAGGGCGGACACCGCCTTCATGACCAGACCGACGTGGGCCGTGGCCTTGCCGTTCTCGAGATCGACGATGAACCGGCGCCCCGAACCGATCTTCTGGGCCAGGTCGGCCTGGCTCCAGCCCTGCGCGACGCGGGCGTCCCGGATCAGCTGCCCGAACCTCGACGTGGTCTCGACGTGGATTTCCATGGCGCACCTCATTTGTACCCGATCGGGAACATAAACACTTTGCCGGCGCGTGGGAATGGGTTACGAATTTGGCGCGGCCCCGGAACGTCTGGGCTAAAACCTAGGCGCGTTGATAGGCGTTACCCGCCTCCTTCCCCAACCCGTCAGCGCCGGGGCCGCAAACCCTGAACGGAGAACCCCACATGAAGCTTTTCAGCGAAGGAGTCCGGGTCGAGATCGGCAAGACCTCGAACCAGACCAAGATTACCGATCTGGCCACGGGCGAGTTGGTCGAGAACCTGATCGGCATGGCGATGGAGATCGACGGCAACAACCGGACCGATCGCCCTGTGTTGATCCTGGTCATCGGCGATGTCGACATGACGGTCGAGAACGATCGGGTCGACTACCAGGTCGACGCCGGCCTGCTCCAGCGCATCGCCGAGTTCAACGGCTTCGACCTCGTGCCCAAGCCTGAGCCGGTGGCCGACGTCGAGGACGACGAGCCCGAGCTTGTGGCCGCCTCCGTCTCGACCGAGGTGATAAAGCCCGACCTGGTTGAGGAGCTCGAAACCATCCCGTCGCTCCGGAACGACGCGGTGCAGGTCTCCGCCGCGACGGAACACCAGGCCGGCCAGCCGGTGGGGCGGGGCACCAACATCCTCAAGGGCGGCATCGGCGGCCTGAGCGAGGATCTCGGCACGGACGAGATCCCGCGCAGCCTCGACACGTCGGATCCGGTCTGATGACGAGCTTCAACGCCGTCCTCGAGGAGGTGTGGGCCAGCCTTCTGTCTGGCACCCTCACCCATGTCGTCGTGCTCCACGGCGGCGAGTCGAACGTTCTGATCGACGCGATCAAGGCCAAGATCAGCGCCGAGCAGGTCAACGTCACCCTGAACCTGAACGACAAGGTCGTGACCTTCGTCAACGGCGAGAAGCTGCGGATCATCGCCGGCGACGCCTCGGAGAAGCTGCGCGGTCTCATGCTCGATGGCCTCTGGCTGCTGAACCTGGACGCGCTTCCGGTCGACGTCTGGCGCACGGCGCGGGACCGCGGCGTGATGGCTCTGCGTCTGGGCCGCATGGCTCGCTTCGAGTCCTCGTTCGACTAGACATGGACGATGCGACGCGGGCCCGGCTCCTTGAGCTGCAGCACGAACTGCTCTGGAGGAGCCCGGCCCGCGGCGCATCTGTCCTGATTTTCGAGCGCCCTGGCGTGGCCGAGATCAAGGCCTGGCTCTGGGCCCGCTACATCGGCGCGGACGAACTCACCTACCTGGCCCGCGCCGCTTTCGAGAAGCATGACGCGGTCGACATTGCGCTCTCGGGCGCCGGCGTGCTCCATGCCCATGTCAAAGGCGTCCTGGCCTGGCTGGTCGACCAGGGCGTCACCGTTCCGACCAGAGGAGAGACCACATGAGCATCGTCACCCTGCAGACCGACAGCGGCGCGCACGTCCAGAACGTCCAGATCCCCGATCTCCGCCCGCCGGCCCGCGCCGTCGTCTGGGGCGAGCGCGTCTTCCTGCTGCACCAAGAGGCCGACTCGTCCGGGTCGCGGGCCGTGTATCGCGAAATCTTCGCCATCGCGCCGATCGCGATCGGCAAGGACTAGATATCGGGCGCGAGAATGTGTTAACGAGGCGGCCTGCAGCTGCCGAAAGTAAGCAAGCCCTTAGCGCTGGGGGCCCTGAGGATAGGCGGAGAACCTGGGCCAAGGGATGATGACTTCCCCCGGGACGTATCGATCGCTATTGGCCATCCACGCGCGGGAAGGACAGGCGGTCGGGACGGAGGTCGCTTGGGATTGGAGGCCCGCCAGGTTTACGCCCGGCGGGCCTTCGTGTATTTCGAGCCTGCTGCGGAGGTGGGGAGAAGACCCAGCCCCGACTGAAGGTAGGCGCCGACCGCGCCGTTGGAGCCAGGACGCCAGTCCTGGAAAGGCGGAGAACGCGAGACCCGGACCCCTGGAGTAACGCCCAGGGCTGCAGCGCGGAACGAGGTCGCACCGGGCGGCCGGGAGATCGACGAGGCTCAACCGAAACAGCTGCCGGGGACCGCCTCGTCGTTTCGTCCGTTAAAAATGGGATTTTTAATCCCGGAAAAGGAGACCCTGACATGTCCAAGATCAATCGGCGCGGCCTCTTCGGCCTGTTGTTCGGTGGCGCGGCCGCCGCCGCTCTCCCCAAGAGCGCCGTTGCGGCGGTAGCTCCGGCGCCGCTGAGCGCGAAATATGCTCTCAGCCTGGACACGGCCGGCCACATCACAGGTTTCAAGGCGGTCCAGCCGTTCCGCATGGAGCAAGGCTTTGTCGTCGTGGCCGAGAACTTCGGTTTCGTCGACCCATCGGCCCCCTTGAAGCAGCCGACGGCCAAGAACGTCCGGATCGCCCGCTGATGGTGGCCGCGATCCACTACGAGGCCGGCGAGACCGCGTTCTCTGTCCGCGGCACGGTGAAGCGCAAGGGCGATGGCCTGCCCAGCGTGATCATCGAGACCAAGACGGAAGGCGGCGACTGGGAGCATTGGTCCACGACCAAGTGCATCTTCCCCCAGGGCCAGGATGCCGGCTTCAGCAGCGTGATCCTCCCTCTGGGCGACGGCCAGGTCCGGGCCCGAGTCGAGCCGGTCGGATCGGGCAAGGTGGCGACCTTCGAACGGGCCCCAACCTAGGCGAGACCGCTGTTTTTCGGTCCGGGGTGTGATAGATCGTCGCACGCGCATCCCGCGCCTGGAGCCTCCCCCCATGGAAGACCAAATCATCCGCCAGGCCAAACTGGCCAAGCGCATCTTCACCACCCTGGAAGAGCGCTATCCCGACGACCAAGACCTGAAGAAGCTGCACGCCGTCGCCGCCGGTGGCCTGCAGATCCTGGGCATCGATCTCACCGCGATCGGCGAAGAAGCCAACCGCTCGGGCGGCGTCGACAAGAACGTCATCCTGGCCGACGAGAACGGCGAAGAGCCGGCGTCGGAAGGCGAAGAAGCCTGATGGGTCCGCTGGCGCTGTTCTACGGCGCCATGACCGCCGCGGTCGCCATCCACGGGTGGCGATCGCGGTACTGGGACGTCTACATGGTGGGCGTGGTCCAGGTGGTCGGGTGGCTCATGTCGAACGCCTCCAATCTCCGCCTCCATGGCGTCGATATGATGGAGGGCTTTGCCTATACGGACTGCTTCATCCTGTCGGCCCTGCTGATCCTCTACGGAGCGCGGCCCACGTTCTGGAAGCTCCTGATCATGGGCCTGATCCTCCTGCAGAACGGGATGCACGTCGTTCAAGGCACGTGGGGAGGCGAAGAGAGCCTGTCTCTCTACCGCTGGTTCTTGAACGGATCCTATGTCCTTCAGCTCGCGGTTCACCTGGTCGTGGTGCGCTATCCATCGTTCGACGTGGAGACCCGCCACGGGCCGGTAATGCGTCAAAAGCGCGCGGGCCTTCCGAAAGGCTCAGTTTCGCGGCATGGTCGGCCCAGACCCCACAGGAGCTGCACTCCGATGAAACGCATCTACCTGGCCGCCATGGTCGCCAGCATAGGCCTATCGGGCCTGATCATGTCCCCCGCCATGGCCTATCCCCCGCCCGGGCGCGAGCCCCCCGATTTCGTGCCGTTCGAAGTGGTCCAGGGCGGGCTCAGGATCCGCGCCCACCTCCGGGAGCTGCAGAACGGCGAGACGATCTCGCTCCCAGGCGCCTTCGTGCCGGCCGACACCTCGGAGGACCTGGCGATCTACTGGGACCGGCGATCCAAGGCCTATGTGGCGCGCCAGGGGACGGAATATCTGGTCAATCCCGTCCGATACGTCATGATCGGCAGAGCCAGAGCCCCCGACTGACCATTGCACTTGCAATGTTCTTGCATTGTCGGCGCCGCCGCCCTGGCCTGGGTCGGCGGCGCTTCTCGTTTCAGGATGCCCCATGGACCGAATGGAATCGCCCTTCTATCGCGCCGGGTTGACGCGAGAGTGGTGGACCTCGTTGCCTGAGGAGGAGCGCGCCAGGGTGCTGGCGTCGTGGACCCCTGTCGAAATCGAAGCCTTCGCCAAGGACTGGCGCGTCTGGGCCCGCGATCAGCAGCTTCCGCCGCCGGGCCAGTGGCGCTCCTGGATCCTGAAGTGCGGCCGCGGCTTCGGGAAGAACCGCAGCGCCGGCGAGCAGGTCAAGGACTGGGTCGAGAGCGGCCAGAAGGGGCGTATCTGCCTCCTGGGCCAGGGCGAGGCCGACGTGCGCGACATCATGGTCGAGGGCAAGTCGGGCCTGCTGGCCATCTCGAACAGCTGGTTCCGCCCTAAGTGGTCTCCGAGCCGCGGCGGCGGCCTGCTCGAATGGCCCAACGGCGCGGTGGCGCACGTCTTCTCGGCCGAGGATCCGGAGTCTGTCCGGGGGCACGAGTTCGACGCGGCCTGGATCGACGAGCCCATGTCCTACAAGGCCAAGAACCGGCAGGACATCATCTCCAACCTCCGCTTCGCCCTGCGCCTGGGCAACAACCCGCAGCGGATCTACACGATGACGCCGAAGCCGCACAAATGGCTTCGTGAGCTCCTGGCCACGGTCAATCCAGCCAAGGGCATCTACCTGACCGAGGGCTCCACCTACGACAACGTGGACAACCTGCCGCCGGCGTTCCTCGAGGACGTGACCGACGACTACGCCGGCACCAGGCTGGGCGAGCAGGAGCTGAGCGGCATCCTGCTGAACGACACCGAAGACGCCCTCTGGACCAGCATGCTTCTGGACCGGTGCCGGATCATGAAGGAGGCCTCGGAAGAGGAGATCATGAATTTCGCCAAGTCGATGGAGCGCATCGTCGTGGCGGTCGACCCGAACATCTCGGCCACCGGCACGAGCCACGCCGCCGGCGTCACCGTCATTGGCCGCAAGGCGGGCAAGCGCTATCTCCTGGCCGACAAGACCAAGCGAGGCGGCCCAGACGTCTGGGGCAAGAACGCCGTGAACGCCTATGCGGACTGGAACGCCGACGAGATCGTGGCCGAGGTGAACCAGGGTGGCGACCTGGTCAAATCCGTGATCCAGCAGGTCGGTGTCTCGCTCGGGATTGACGTGCCGGTCCACAAGGTCCATGCGACTCGAGGCAAGCAGAAACGCGCCGAGCCGGTGGCCGCGGCTTACGAGCAAGGTCGCTGCCTGCACGTCGGGCCGGCCTCGCGCTACACCAAGGTGGAGAGCCAGATGTGCGACCTGCACGAGGGTAACGACCAGACCGGCGAAGACTTCGACCGAAGCGACTCGGTGGTGTGGGGCATGACCCGTCTCGCCAAGGGCGAAGGGGGCGTGACCAGCGCCGGAGGTTCGGGCATCTTCACCTTCGACCAGATCGGAGCATAGACGTGGCAGGCCTGACCGACAAAACCCGCGAGTACGGTGAGCAGGTCACCGTCTACACCGACGCGATGGACAGCGCGGGCTATATCCCGGAGCTGCGCGGCCCGCTCGGGCTGAAGCGCCTGGCCAAGATGGCGGAGACCGACGATACCGTCGGCGCCATGATGTGGGCCGTGGAGACCACGATGGCCCAGGTGGTCTGGAGCCACGAGGCGGCCAAGGACGGCAAGCCGTCGAACGATCCCAAGGCGGCCCAAGCGGCCGACTTCGCCAACACCCTCCTGGGCGACATGGAGCACAGCTTCCAGGAGCACGTGGACGAGGCCATGAGCATGCTCTGGGCCGGCTTCTCGATCTGCGAGATCCTGCCCAAGCAGCGTGACGGCCAGAACTCCAAGTTCCCGGATGGGAAATGGGGCATCGACGCCCTAGTGGCGCGCCCTCAAACCTCGGTCAGCGGATGGGGCGTTGAGAACGGCCGGGTCACCACCGTCAAGACGATGACGACCATGGGGGAGAAGGAAATCCCCCTGTTCAAGTGCCTGCACTACAAGATCAAGGGCAACAGCCGCACCAGGCCGCAGGGTCGGTCCCTGTTCACTAACGCCTATCGTAGCTGGTACCTCAAGAACGACATCCAGGACGCCGAAGCGATCGGGATCCGGCGCGAGCTCTGCGGTCTCCCTGTCGCCAGCGTGCCTATGGCCGACATCAACGCGGCGACGAAGAAGGGCTCTGACGGCAAACTGTCGCCCGAGGGCGAGGCCGCCCTGGCCCGGATCACCGCCTTTAAGACCGCCGTGTCCAAGATGCGGCTCAACGAGACGTCTGGCCTGGTCAAGCCGTCGGATCCGTTCCTCGACGAGGACGGCAAGCCGAGCATGATCCCGCAGTACGACTTCAAGATCCTGAGCGGCGGCGGCCAGCGCTCCATGGATCCGCGCGCGCCGATCCGCGACTACGACCGCGCCATCGCCCGCGTCGCCATGATGCAATTCCTGCACCTGGGCGATCGCTCGACCGGCTCCTACGCCCTGTCCGACAACCAGAGCACCCTGGCCCTGCGCTCGATGCGAGCCCTGGTGGGCAAGATCATCGACGAGTGGAACCGCAAGGTCCTGCCGCTGCTGTGGGAGCTGAACGGCATGGACAAGGCCTACATGCCCGTCCTGACCTCCTCGCCCATCACCGAGGACAGCCTGGAAGAACTGGGCACCTTCCTTGAGCGCCTGAGCTCGGCCCAGCTGCTTCTGGACGAAGAGCCCGAGCTGAAGGAGAGCATGCTGAGCCGGATCGGCATCAGGCGCGATCGCGTGACGAAGCCGGCCGGCGCCCGCGCCCGCCTACGTCCGGCCCAGCCTCCGACGCCGGAGCCGGCGCGTGCCGCTGCGTGACCGCGACGTCGCAGACCAGTTCATAGACTGGTCCTGGGAGGATCTGGACGACCTGGCCGATCATGGCCTCGAGTCCGGATCCTTGAGCGACGACCAGGTCGAGCAAACCATGACGGCGCACTATGCGCCGATCCTGATGGCCCTGCTGCTGGACCGCCTGGAGGCCGTGGCGCAGGACCTCGAGGTCTCCCCCACGGCGCCGCGCGCGGTCCAGGAGGCCGAGGACGCGGTGAAGGCCTTGGTCGGGCAGCTCGCACCGAGGGCCAAGGAGGCGCTTTCCGACGTTGTGGCGCGCGCCTATGCCGAGGGCTGGGGCGTCCGCCAGACAGCCCGGGCGATCCGCCGCTACATCACCCTGACGCCGCAGCAGGTTGCCTCGGTCCGTCTCTACGACCAGGAGCTCAGGAGCAATCCCCAGAAGGCGCTGCGGCGCACGGCGCGCGACAGGCGATACGACAAGCCCTTGGCGCGTGGCGAGGTGCCGGCGAAAGCCAAGCGCGAGGCCATGGTCGAGAGGTACCGTGAGCGCCTAGAGATGCGCCGGGCCCTCACGATCGCGCGCGAGCAGCTATGGCAGGCCGACCAGCTGGCCGAGCATGCGCTCTGGAGCGAGGCGGTCGACACCGGCGTGTTCGCGGCCGGCACGGTAAGGAAATTCTGGAACACCCGCGAGGATGCGCACGTGCGCCATAGCCATGCGGGAATTCCGGGCGACTATCCCGACGGAATTGCGCTAGACGATGCCTTCGTGACGACACTGGGCAAGTTGCGCTATCCATTGGACCCCAGAGGTGTGGCGGCGGACCGGATCGGTTGCCGCTGTTGGCTGACCTTCAAGGTCGTGACAGAGGCAAGGACATGAGCACGAGGAAATTTATGAAGCGGATCGGCGGCGTGGTGACCTCCACGGTGCGATCGCTGACGAAGCGCGCAGGGCTGAGCATCTATCGCCCCGTGCTGAACGCCGACAAGTGGGCCGCCTGGATGAAAGAGGCCGGCGTCCCGAACGCCAAGGCCGCGGCGGACCTGAAGGTCAACGTGCTCCAGGCCATCGGCGGCGCGATCGCCGTCGTTCCGGACCGGGACATCCTGAACATCCGCGCCGTCTCGGGTGTCTTCATGAGCCACGGCGTCAACGGCTTGGCCTTCGCCTGGTACGACTACTACTATAACGATCGCCACTGGGCCCTGCGCGAGCTCGCCGGCTGCGAAGTTTCCTGCGTCCACCGCAACCTGCTAGTCCTGTCCGACGATATCGGCGATTTCGAGCTGACCGACGACATGCTGCTCAAGGCGCCGGTCTCCATCGTGCTCGACGGCGAGCAGACCGCCACGATCACCGACACCGACATCGACCTGATCAAGAGCGCGGCCTCGGGCGAGGACCTGGTCAAGGCCAAGGACGTCGAGAGCGCGGTCGGCCTGCTGGTGTCGTCCTACGAGGATCCGGACTTCAATCCGGTCCTGCAGAGCGCGCTCTACGACCTGTCCAAGGGTCGCTCGGTCGCCAGGGATGACCTGGACGGCCTCGACGACGAGGACATGAAGGTCCTGGGCCTGGAAAAGAATGTTCCCGATCGGGAACGTCAGGTCGAGAAGGCGAAGGAGCCCGCGCCCGCCCCGGCGCCGGCCAAGGTCGAGAAGGCCAAGGATCTATCCCCGAATGAGGGGCGGATGATCCGCAAGGACAAGAGCCTGCAGACCGTCTACGGCTTCGCGAGCGTCGCCGTCACGGCCGACGGAGACACGGTCACCGACTGGCACGGCCACGAGATCACGACCGACGCCCAGCGAGACCTGCTCTGGGGCTTGGTCAAGGGCCAGCGCCAGGGCAACATCGATCACGACGAAGACGACATGTCGGGCGAACTGGTGGAAGGCATCGTCTTCACCAAGGAACTCTGGCAGGCGCTCGAGCCGTACACGGGTCAAGAGGGACTCTTCATCGGGATGCACTTCCCCAAAGCCGAAGATTACGACAAGACTGCGGATAAGGGGATGTTCTCGATCGGCTGCAGGGGCACCGTCGAGGAAATCGAGGTCCCCGATGAACTCGAGGAGACCTAACCCATGGCAAAGCGCCAGGTCATCACGAAGATCCATCCGACCGACAAGATGCACATCGCGGTCGTGAAGGAAGGTGCTAACCAGCACGCCGACATCATCCTTCGCAAAACGAAGGAGGATAAAAACCCCACCCCCACCAACCAGCCGGAGGAGTCCGTCATGGACCCGAAGATCATCAAGGCCCTTAACGGACTGTCCGCCGAGGGTCGCACCTACCTGGACACCCTGCCCGACGATCAGGTCGAGGCCTGGCTGGCCAAGTCCGCCGAGGAACGCGAGGTCGATCTGACCAAGGCTCGCGAGGCGGCCAAGGCCAAGGAAGAAGAAATCGAGAAGGCCAAGGGCGGCTCGCCCGAGATCCAGGAGCTGCGCAAGCAGCTGGCGCAGGTCACCGAGACCCAGCAGACCCTGGTCAAGGAAAACGCCGACCTGAAGAAGGAGCGCCGTGAAAACGAGCTCCTGACCAAGGCCAAGACCGAATTCAGCCTGGTCCCGGACGCCCTGGACATCCTGAAGTCGATCGACGGCCTGCCGGACGCCGACAAGGAAGTCCACCTGAAGTCGCTGGCCTCGCGCCAGGACCTGGCCAAGAAGGTCACCCGTGAATACGGCGCGCCGGCGGTCGATCCCGAGACTTCGGCGGCGACCCTGGTCAAGACCAAGGTCCAGGAGCTCGCCAAGTCGCGGAACATCTCCGAGGCCGAAGCGACCATCGCGTTCAACGACGACCCGGCCAACGCCGAGCTGATCGACCGCGCCCTGCAAGAAGAAGCCGCCTAACCGGGCGGCTTCACTCGTCTCAACCACCTGTGGTCGGCACGCCGGCCCATAAGGGAAACATCCGATGTCCACCGTCACCCCGGAATCGGTCAACAGCTATCCGGCGGCCGCCGACTTCAGCGCCCTGAAGTGGCCGCGCCTTGCCGTCATCAACAGCAGCCGCAACGTCGCCCTGTGCGGCGCCGGCGCTCGTCCCGACGGCATGCTGGAAAACAACCCGGAGCAGGGCGATCAGGCCCGCATCCGGTCCTTCGCCGGCCAAGGCCAGTGGAAGGCCGAAGCGGGCGGCACCTTCGCCGCCGGCGTCGACCTCGCCTCGGACGCCAGCGGCCGCCTGGTCGCCGCCGCCACGGGCAACCAGATCGTCGGCACCTCGAACGAGGCCGGCGTCCTGGGCCGTGTCGTCGGCTTCAAGCCGGACCTGAAGGGCGCCAAGCCGTAAGGGTCTCACCCGTCGTCGCAACTTAGGATCCCCCTCGGGGGCCTAAAAATAGGAGGGCAAGATGCCCACGTATTTCGAGGGTAAGATCCTCACGATCTCCACCTACTTCACCAACCTGGCCATCAGCATGGTGCCGGGCAACCAGGACATGAAGGCGTCGCGCATCTTCTCGACGATCCCGATGGGGTCGAGGAAGATGAAATACTTCACCTGGGACAGTGCGGACTGGAACCGCCCGGAGGGTAAAGAGCTCTCCAACCGCGAGCCGCCGCCCGTCGCCGACTTCGGCGCGCCGACGGAACAAGAGGTCAAGGCCCGCAAGTGGGGCGTCGCGACCAACTGGACCGACGAAGAACTGGCGGAAGCCGAAGACGGACCCGGCGGCGCCGCGGGCTACCTGCGTCGCAAGGTCGGCTTCGTCACCCGCCAGGCGCTGCTGCGTCGCGAACTGGACGTGATCAACCTGATCCGCCAGACGGCCTGGACCACGGTCCTGGTCTCGGATCCGGCTGGTCCGCCCGCCGGCGGCTCGGGCCAATTCCTGGTCTGGGACGACGACGACGCCGAGCCGATCAAGCTGATGCGCTACATCATCCGGGACATGGAGTTCCGGACCGGCAAGAAGCCGAACATCGCCGTCATCCCGGGCGTCGTCCTGGACGTCCTGTTCGAGCACCCGGCGTTCCTGGACCGGATCATCGGCGGCGCGACCACCGACCGTCCGGCCTCGGTCTCCCTGGCCCTGCTGACCAACATGCTGGGCCTGGACGAGATCATCGAAGTCTCCTCGGTGATCAACACCGCCAAGGAAGGCGAGCCGGCGAACAACGTCTGGGCCTGGGACCGCGACGTCTGGATCGGCTATCGTCCGTCGGGCGACGCCATCGATCCGGAAGCCCCGGCGCCGGCCTACCTGTTCAACTGGACCGGCAAGAACGGGGCCAAGCCCACGCCCTTCCAAGGCGCGGCGAACAACGAAGGGATTTTCATCAATCGCTTCACGTCGCAGCGTCCGGCGGTGTACTGGGCTGAGTCCTACCTGTACTCCATCCCCAAGGTCGTCGCGAAGGACCTCGGCGTTCTGCTGAAGAACGTCGTCGCCACGCGGGCCCCGCTCTAAGGAACCCCACACCATGGACGCGATCTCTCGTTCCGCCACCCTCATCGCCAACAAGGCCTTCACCTTCGCCGGCCGCTCCTACGAGCCTGGCGATCGCTTCAACTGGAGGCGCCTGTCGTTCTCCAGCCGGCGAAAGGTCAACGTCATGCTCGGTCCGGTTCGCAAGCTCGTCGAGCTGAGCCCGGACACCATGGCATCGGCGCTGAAGCGTCGGGACAAGGGGTCGCGTCCGCCTCGCGGGTTCACCCTGGCCGGGCTGCTTGCCCTGAACCTCGTCACCGAGGAGCAGGTCAAGCGGTTCGGCTGGGTCCAAGACCAGGAGACCGGCGATGATGACGAAACCGGCTCCGACTCGACCTGGCAGGCCCCCGAGGGGTCTGTCCAGGAAGGGGCGCTCTGGGTCATCCCGGTCAAGACGCGCGGCGGCCCGGCCCGCTTCGACATTGTCGACGGTGAGGGCGAGCGCGTCCTCACGGGCGGCACCATCGCCGGCAAAGACAAGGCCATCGCCAAGGCCCAGGAGCTGAACCAGCAAGCTGCCCAGCACCAGGGAATCGATCAGCACGCCAGCGCGGTCGACACCCAGGTCACCTTCGCCGACTACCCGATCGACGAAGAGCTGTGGACGCCGGAGCAGATGCAGGCGTTCAACGACTGGTTCGACGCCCTGGATGACAGCCAGGAAGTCGCGATCGCCAACCCGGCCGCCGTGATGCTGTTCAACAAGCGCAAGCGCGAGGCCGCCCGGGCTGCTCAGGAGGCGGCTCAGACGCCTCCCGCCGGCGAGGGCTCCCAAGATCAGCAAAACCCGCCTATTGTGCCGCCTGAACAGCAGGAGAGCGGCGATGGCGGCGAACTACGATCCCAGCCTGACCAGTGACCTAGACAAGGTCCGTTTCCGCGTCGGTGACGTGGATGTCGCCAACGCCCTCGTCCCTGACGAGACTATCGAGGCCCTGCTCCAAGCGAGCGGGGCCTCTGTGCTGTCCGTCGCCGCGGATCTCGCCAGCATGTTGGCGGCCAAGTACGCCAATTCGGTCGACACCGATCTGGACAACCAGGGTTTCAAGTATTCCCAGCGCGCCAAGCAGTTCTCGGAACTGGCGGCGCGCCTGCGGGCCGAGGATGCGGCCGCTCGAGTCGTGATCCCCCCGAACGAAGATCCGACCGACCGGGTCGCCATGGGCGGCGGGGTCATCGCGCTGGGCACGTCAACCTCGGAGGTGATCGACGCCCTGAACGATCCGGAGAACCTCGACAACTTCCATCGCTGGATGTGCCGCTGATGGACGACCCGATCGACACGATGATCCGCGGCGCGCCGACGCCGGCCGAACTGCAGACGCCCGCAGATCCGAACAAGAAGTACGACCCGGACGAGCGCTTCGTGCCTGGCCAGATGCAGAAGACGCCCGTGATCTGCTTCTTCAGCAGCACGGCGATCGACAGCGGCGCGAACTATGACGCCACGGTGATCGTCCGTGCGGCGGACATGCCGGCCCACGTGAAGGCCAAGCAGAGCCGGGTCGACGTCGCCGGCGGGAACTACTCCATCGACCGTATCAAGGTCCGCCGCTGGCTTGGCCAGGTGAACGGCTACCAGCTGAACCTGGTGACATCATGAGCGATCGGCCCGCCGACTACATCCGCAAGGTCAACGCGATGTTCGACCGGGCCGACCGCTTCATCTACACGGTGGCGCGGGAATGGATCATCGAGTGCGTCCAGGACCTGGCCTACAACACCCCTGGGCCAGGCCTGCAGTACGACCAGACCCAGTACATCGCGACCGGGCGCCTGCGCGGCGGCTGGAACTACGCCACTTTCCCGCCACCCGCCACGGCCAGCCGGTTCGATGGCGGCCCCTATGACGAGACGGGCGACGAGACCGTGGCGCGGGTGCGTGCGGCGGTCTATGCCCTGGACCTTCCTGCCAGCCCTAGCCTATGGAACGATGTGGCCTACGGGTTCGACGTCCACTTCGGCCTGGGGAACCACGAACATATCGGCCCGCGCCCCTGGGTCGACGAGGTCGCCAAGCGCGCCCAGTCGAACTTCAACCGGGCGCGCAGCAGGGTGATGGCGAGCTATGTCTGACGACGACCTGGTCAGGAAGGCCCTGGAGAAGCGCCTCAAGGCGCAGCACGCCGCTCTCCTGGCGGTAATCCCGGACGACTGGAAGGATGAACTGGTCGGCGCTGGCTGGCCGGTCGACGAGTTCCCGATCAAGTGGCCGAACATCGCGTTCAACGCCAGCAAGGCCATCACCTACCTGCAATTCACCTTCCACCCGAGCTCTGTGAAGTACCCGGAATTGGGGCGTCGGAGCCGCAAGGAGAGCGAAGGTTTCGCCCTGATCGGGGTTCGAACGCCAGAGGGTGCTGGCGACGATATCTCCGGCGATCTCGTCAAGGTCATTGAAACGGCATATCCATACGCCGACGACCTTGAAGAAGGCGGCCTGACGGTTCGGATTGAGGGTGTCGAAGGACGCCCTGGGTACGGGTCGGACGGCAAGTGGTATCGTCCCGTCAACGTCAATTGGCTCATCTCGAGGAGGCCCTCATGAAGAAGACCACCGCCGCGGGCGACACGCCCGCCACCGAAGAAGTTCAGGTTTCGGCCGAAGAGGCCGCGCGCCTGGCCGACGAGCAAGACCGCGAGGGCGCGGTTCTGGTGCCGGCCGACAATCTGGCCAGCCCGATCGTCGCCGAAACCCTGGTCGACGACGAGGCCGTGAAAAACGAATGGGCCAAGGCCCTCGTCCTGGCCGGCGGCGGCGAACGCATGCCGAACCGTGACGGCCGCAAGGTCATCGTGGTGCAGGTCACCGGCGTCGACGCCGACAAGGCCACCTATCCCAAGTCCGGCGATGCCTACCTGGGCTACGCGGGCGGCGAGGAGCCCTTCTCGTCCGAGATCACGGCTCCCGTCTTCCTGCTGGGCGGCAACGTCCGTCAGAAGGGCTTCCGCGGCCTTTCCAAGATCTCGGGCTATCTCTGCGTCGGCCCGTCTCACCCGGCTTTCGCCGCGGTGAACCTGGCCTGGCAGAAGGGCGCCCGCGACGTGAAGGTGGTCGGACTGACCGATGCCGAGGCGGCCCACCTCCGCCCCTGGTTCGAAGAGATCCGCCCGTTCTTCGACGTGCTCGAGTACGGCGGCTAACCCCGCGTTCCCCCAACCAACGCCCGCGCGACGGGCCTGATCAAGAGGTATGACATGCCCGTCAAACGCGGCTCCCAACACCGCCTTCTGGCCATCAAGGAGACGGTCTACGGCACCACCCCGGCCACGCCGACCATGCTGGAGATCCTGCTGACCCGCCTGCGGGTCAACAAGCAGATGGGCGTGACCCGCTCCGGCACGATCCGCCAGCATCCCTTCGTCGACCGCATGCTCCCGGGTCGCAAGACCCAGGACCTGGAAATCGGCATGGAGCTGCAGACCAACAACATGGATCTGCTGTTCGAGATGCTCGCGGCCAAGACCTTCTCGACCGACGTCCTGAAGATGGGCGACGGCCTGACCAGCATGACCCTCGAGTCCCAGGCTCAGGTCGGCGCGGGCCTGTTCGACCACTTCCTGGGCGCCTTCGTGAACCGGATGGAGATCTCCTTCTCGGCCAACGAAGACGCCGCGATCGCCGTGACCATTGGCTTCGGGGCGCTGAGCTCCGAGCTCGACGCCACCGCGACCCTGGCCACCGCCGTCACCGAAGCCGTGGACGTCGATCCGCTCGTCTTCTTCGACTCGGTGGTCAACATCGCCGGCGTTGCGCGCCCGGTGACCGCCCTGACGATCCGGGCCGAACGCACCGTCGAGCCCCTGTGGGTCGGCGGCTCGTACCTGCCCCGCGAGAACGTCCCGGGCGACTTCACCCTGAGCGGCTCCCTGACCATCCCCTACGAGGACGCTGTCGAGTCGGCTCGTCTCGAGGGCTTCGTCGATGCCGACCTCGAGGTCGTCTGCCTGTCGGCCTCGGGCGACACCGGCATCACGTTCGCCGTGCCGAAGCTCAAGTACATGAGCATGGGCAAGGAAGTGGCGGGCCGCGGCGCGCGCTACCAGGAAATCGACTACGAAGCGTACTATGACCGGACCGAGCAGACGGTTCTGGTCATCACGCGCGACAACACCGTCTAAGAGGTTCGCCCCGGCGCAGCGGATGATCTCCGCTGGACTGCTGGGGCGTTCTGCCCGAAAGGGTAGAGACGGGCGGCCGGTCTACTGTGGGGTGCCGGTCGCCCGTCGTTCTTAACCCCGCAGAAAGCCCCACACGAGGATCCCCACATGCTGGAATTTGACGCCCTGAAGGTGTTCGACACCGACAAGATCAACAACGGCGCCTGGATGCAGTTCATCAACCCGGTCACGGAAGAGCCCATCTTCCTGGACCCGGAAACCCAGAAGCTGCCGTCGGAAGTCCGGGTCCGCTCGGTCAAGTCCAAGGCCTTCGACGAGCACCTCGACACCGTGCAGCGCCGGGCCGTCGACCGCGCCCGCGCCGGCAAGGGCAAGAAGGCCCGCGAGGAAATGCTGGTCCAGCTGAAGAAGGAAGGGCCCGAGTCCTTCGCCGCCCTGGTCGCCGGCTTCCGCAACGTCTCCAAGGCCCAGCCGGGCGAGATCACCCCGCCCAAGGCCGACCTGGTCCATTTCGCCAAGCAGCTCGAGAACAAAGAGTTCGTCGACCAGGTCCTCGAGTACGCCGCCGACGACCGCAACTACGGTCCGGACGGTGAAGAGCCGGGAAAAGCCTCGGCCGACGGCGAAGACTGAGCCTTGAAGAACAGCGAGCGGCCCTCCTCAAGGAAGCGGAGGGCCGCTTCAAGGACCAGATCGTCGTCGCCGGCTCCCCGCTGAAGGAGCACGACAAGAAGAAGCTCTTGTTCGCCGAGCGTCAGAAGGCGAAAGCTGAAGGCCGGCCCTGGCCACCTCCGCCGGCGGTCATGAAGGCCATCCTGCAGACGGCCAAGCGGCGCACCAGTCGACAGAAAGCCCCCGATCTGGAGCTCCTCTATCTGCTGGTCTACTACGAGGAGCTGAGGCAGGCGAACCCGATCGGGTTCTCGGTTCAGCCCGTCGCGTTCAGCGAAATCCTCGCCTACATGACGCTCTACAAGATCCCCTACGACGCTTTCGACATCGAGACTATTCGCCGTCTCGACGTTGTGTGGCTAAACTGTCTGCCGAAGCCCGATCCTCCGGACAAGTCGCGGAAGTGATCAGGCCCATTTCCCAACAGGCGGATGGTCATGGCCGACTTCCCTACCCTTGGTCTTAACTTCGACCTGAACGAGATCGTGGGCGCCACGCGCGGGCTTGAGAAGGCCAAATCGGCCTATCTCGAGCTCGGGGAGGCGTCGGAGGAGGCGGCCAAGGAAGCCGAGGCCGCGGCGAACCGGGTAGTCACGGCGGCCAAGAAGCTGGCGCGCGCCGCCGGCGACGCTCGCTCCGAGGCGCGCGGCAAGGGCGGCAAGCCGGCCAAGACGGCCGAAGAACTCCAGATGGAGGCGATCCAGAAGGCGATCGGGGAGAAGTCCCGCTTCTGGAAGCAGAAGAGCGCCGAGCAGATGGCGGCGGCCCGCGCCGCGGCCGCTGAGGAGGCCGCTCAGCTGGAGAAGACCAACCGCCTGGCCCAGGACATGCTGAACTTCCGGATCCGCCTTACGCGCCAGCGGGCGGCGGAGGCGTCGGCGGCTGAGCGCGCCGTGGCGGAGGCGGCCGACAAGGCGGAGAACGAGATCCGGCAGAACGCTCGCACGACTCTGGAATTCCGCATGCGCATGGCGCGCCAGCGGGCCGCCGAGGAAGAGCAGATCGAACGCCGAGTGGTCGCCTCCATGCAGGCCGCTCACGCCGCCGCCGCGGCCGAAGCCAAGATCGACGCCGACGTGCAGAAGGCCCTGGCCGAGCGAAACTCCCAGTTCCGCGTCGACCAGATCAAGCGCGAGTACGCCGAAGAAGAAGCCGCTCGAGCCAGGCGCCTGGCCGATATCCGTTCCGACGCGGAGATCGAACGCCGCCTGGCCGAGCGCAACATGGACTTCCGGGCCCAGCAGATCATCACGGCGTCGGCCGGCGGCGGCGGTCGTGGTGGCGGCCTCTTCTCTAACCTCTTCGGCGGCGCGGGTGGCGCCGGCGGCTTCAACGGCATCCTCGGCAACCTGAACGACACCGTGGGCCGCGTCCGCACCTCCTTCCTGAACGCGCGTTTCGCTGTCGCCGCCTTCCTTGGCGCGCTGACCGTTCAGCCGATCGTCCACGTCATCGACAGCATGACCGCCCTCCAGGCGCGCGTCTCGCTGTATGCGGCCAAGGCCAGCGACGTGCCATACACGTTCGAGGCCCTCTACAAATCCGCCCAGGACGCCCGCCAGCCCCTGGAAGGCATCGCGACCCTCTACACCCGCCTCGCCCCGCTTGCCGACCAACTTGGCAAGTCCCAGCGCCAGCTGCTCGGGATCACCAAGACGGTGGCCCAGTCCTTCGCTATCGGCGGTGCGTCGGCGGCCGAGTCCGCCTCCTCCAGCCAGCAGCTGGCCCAAGCCCTTGCCGCGAACCGACTGGGCGGTGACGAACTGCGCTCGCTGGCCGAGAACGCGCCGGTCCTGCTGCAGATGATCGCCAAGTCGCTGAACATGAACAGCGCCCAGTTCATCAAGTGGGCCCATGACGGCAAGGCCAGCGCCTCGGTCGTGGTCAACGCGATCGAACAGGCGTCCGGCAAGATCGACGAGATGTTCAAGCGTTTCCCTGTCACGATCGGGCAGTCAATCACCCTGGTCTCGAACGCCTTCGCCCACCTGGTCGATCGCGTGAACGTGGCTACAGGCGCCAGCACCAAGATCGCGACCGAGATCTCCAAGCTCGCCGAGTTCCTTGATCGGCAGTCGACGATCGACGCCTTCTCTGCCGGGGTGACCAACTTCGGCAAGGCCCTGTCCCTGGTCGGCTCGGTGATCAAGGGAGTCGTCGATTACCTTCCGGCGCTGGGCGCTGGCCTGCTGACCATCGCCGCGGCGTCGGCCGCCCCGACTGTCATGTCAGCTCTGGCCACCGCCATCACGGCGGTGGGGATCGCCTCCACCGGCGCGGCCGGCAGGGCTCTGGTGTTCAACCAGGCCGTAATGGCCAGTTCCAGGGGTGTCGCCGCGCTGGTAGCGTCTCTGGGCGGCATGTCCGCGATCATCACGGGCGGCGTGGCGGTCGCCATCGCGCTTCTCGTCGCCGGCCTGGTGCGCATCAGGAAGGCCCAGGAAGATGCGCAGAACGCGGTCTCCAACTTCGGCGACACGCAGCAAGGCGCCATCTCCGCCCTTCAGCGCGCCGCGTCCTTCGCCGAGACCTACTCGATCAATACGTCTGGCCTCAGCAAGGCGCTGCTCGACGTCACCGGAGCCAGCAACTCGGCCGCGGGTGCGTCTGACACGGCGACGAACGCGAACAAGGCGGCTCTCGAGATGGCAAATGCCCGCGCCGAGGCCGAGCGAGCGCTGACGGTGTCGATCCTGCGCCGCGCCGCCGCCGATGCTGGCCAGAACGCCCAGAAGGCCGACAATTCGATCAACGGCTTCATGGGTATCCGAGACCAGCTGCAGATCGGCCGGCGCCTTGCATCGCCAGAAGCGATCGCCAAGGCGGAGAAGCAAATCAAGGATGTTGAGGGCGTGGTCCAGAGGGAGCGCGACCTGCAGCAGAAGCTCGAGGCCCAGGCCAACGCGCTAGAAAAGGCCAATCTCACTGTCACCGTACCGGAAGGAAGCGGGAAGCCGAGCGGCGGAAACACAGAGGATCCTAACAAGGGCCTGACTGGAGCGATCAACCGCATCGCTCGCATGCGCGCCGAGGTGCTTGGCCTGCAGAACCAGATCCGGGCCCTGAGCGCAGATCCGCTGTCGGACTTCTCGGCCCGCATCATTGCGGCTGGTGAAGAAGCGGCGGCGCAGTACACCGCCGGCAAGGCCACCAAGTTCGGTGATCAGGCCCGAACCGTGGCTCAGCAAAAGGAAGAAGCCTCGATCCGACTCCAGTTGACGCAGACCATGGTCGAGCAGGCGCGGGCCCAGGCGGACGAGAACGCCCAACTGGCCGTGTCCACGGCGGCGCGCCAACGGGCCAACGCGGTCCTGACGGCCTACTGGACCAGCGGCAACCGAACGGCCCAAGGCTATGCCGAGGCTCTCAGGCAAGCCTCGCAAGCCGAGGTCACCGGCGCGGTGCGCGCAGAAGAGCTGCGGATCGCCCAGCAGTATGGCGTCCGCACCATCGGCGAGATCTCGGCCGCCTATCAAAAGGCGACCGGCGCGACCAAGGAGAACGCCGACGCCCTGCAGCTGCAGGCCCAGAAGACGCTTGCCGCGACCGAGGCGACGATCAAGAACACCCAGGCCGAACGGGAGGCTGCTCAGGCCGCCAACGCGGCTCTGGATCGCACCCAGGCCATTCAGGACCTGCAGGACTACGTTCAGGCTCTGAACAGCGGCACGGAGGCCCTCGCGGCCTACAATCGCCAGCTTCGGCTCCGCGCCGCCCTGGCCTCCGCTGGCCCAGCGGCCAACGTTGCTGGCGTGACCCGCGACATCAACGACCAGATCTCGGCTGAGGACGCTCAAGCGCGCGCCGAACGGAAAAAGTCGTTCGAGGAGCAGCTGCGCCTCGCCTCGCTCACGGCGCAGCAGCGTGAGGTGGAAGCCGAGGCCATGCGTCGGGTCGAGGAGGCGCAGAAGCGCGGGTCTCAGAACGCTCAGGAGCTCAGCATCTCCTGGCAGCGGATCCAGGTGGCCACGGAGCAGTCGCGACTGAACGTCGCCGGCCTGGCCGGACAGACGAAGGACGCGGTCAGGAACGCCTTCATCGACACGGGGCGCCTGAACTTCAAGCCGCTGAAGGACAGCCTGACGCAGATGCTGCGCCAGTCTCTGTATGACGCCTGGCTTGCAAAGCCGATCGAAATCGTGGTCGACGCCATCGTGCGCCGGACCAAGAGCGGCCAGGAGCGCCTGAAGCAGCAGGGCGACCAACTGTGGGACCAGTTCAAGAACTCCGACTTCGCGAACGGCATCTCGAACACCTTCAAGAACGCCCTCTCCAAGCTTCCGGAGGGGATCAAGAAGCTGTTCGGCAACGGCGGCGCGAACCTGGGCGAGTTCGCCGGCAACACCATGGCCGGCTATGGCACGGGCGCGGCCGTCGCCGACGCTCTGGGCATCAAGGGGTCCACGTCGCACAAGGGTTGGCAGCAGGCCATGGACATCGGGGCGGCCGCCATCGGAACCGCGATCGGCGGCCCGATCGGCGGCGCTATCGCCACCTTCCTGTCGCGCTCTCTGGGCAAAGCCATCCTGGGCAAGGAGTCGAACCACGCGGCGATCGCGAGCTTCGACCAGTTCGGCAACTTCACCGGCTCCCTGACCGGCGACAAGCGAACCGACGAGACGATCGGCCTGGCCACCGCCGCGGCGACCGGGATCACCAACGGCATGAAGGCCCTGCGCGAGCTCGGCGCGACGCTGACGACGACGGTCAGCAAGCTGGATATCGGGACGCGGGACAAGACCCACATCAACTTCAGCGGCGGCCAGCAGATCGACACGGCCGTCGGTGACGCCGACGCGGCTGTGCAGGGTAGCCTGCTGCTGATCGCCAGATCGGCCCGGTTCGCCGACGAAGGCCTTCAGCGCTTCGTCGACAGCGTCGAGAACTCGGTCACGACGATCGACGAGCTGATCAACAAGATCCAGGCCTATCAGCAGGCGTCGGATTTCCGGACCAGCGTCGAGCGCAGCATCCTGCAGTACACCGACCCTCGCGAGTACGCGCTGTCGAACCTGCGTGACACCCAGGTCGCGCGGCGCAAGCAGGCGGCCGATTACTATTCGCAGGGGCTCTACACCATGGATCAGTACAGCCAGCTGCAGAGCAATCTTGGTAAGCTGGAGGGCATGGAGATCAAGGACCTCCTGACCCAACTGGCCACCGGCGTCGATGGCGCTGTCGCATCGCTCGACAAACTGAAAAAGGCGCAGGCGGACCTGGCCGACTATTTGACCGGCCTGCTGACCAGCAGCCTGTCGCCGCTGTCGCCCCAGGAGCAACTCCAGCTGTCTGGCGACAAGTTCAATTCGCTCCTGGCCAAGGCCATGGGCGGTGATCTGGACGCCTTCAACAAGATCACCGGCGCCTCTGACGAATATCTCAACGCGGCCCAGAAGTTCTTCGGCTCGACCGAGGCCTACGCCGCCATCTTCGATCGCGTCTATGGCCAGTTGGAGCAGCTCAGCAGCAAGGAGTTCGAAGACCCGCTGGTCACGGCGATCGACGAGCAGACCCAGAAGCTGATCGACGCGATCAACCAGGCGACCGGCACCCTCGTGTCGTCGCTCGGAGCGAGCGCGGCTGCGGCCACGACGCCCACGGCCAACGACGTGGCCGCGGCCGTGTCTGGTGGCGCGCTGTCGAACACTCAGGTCGATCAGATCGTCACGGCGATCAAGGAGAGCAGCAACGTGATCAGCGACACGATCGCCGGCGCGGCCGAGGCGCAGGTTTCGGCCACCACCGACGGCTTCGGCGGCCTGACCGACGCCACGGTCGATAGCATGGGCACGGACGTCGCCTTGAACGGCGGCCAGGTGAGGACGAAAGCCGCATGACGTGGGTTCTTGAGATGACCGGGACCAGGATCTCGGACGGCGTCGCAGAGCGATTCCTGTTCGCTCTCGGCGCCGGCCTGGCCCTGAAGGACGACGACTACGTCGAGCCCGGCCTTATTGGCTGGGCCAGCCCGTCGCAGAACATCGACGTGGCCAAGACGGGGGGCGTCAGCACCAAGACCGACGCCGGCGAGTTCACGATCTCCAACGCGCCGCCGGCGATCGACCAGCCCGGCCCGTGGGATCGCCTCCTGGACGTCGTCTGGAACGGCAAGACCGCCACGCTTTTCTGGGTTCCTGGCCAACTCTGGTCCCAGCGCGTCAAGATGGCCTGGGGCACCATGGAGCAGCCGATCGGCAGCATCCTGGGCTCTGGCTCCCAGCCGAACATCAAGTTTCCGCTGCGAGATCCGCGCGCCGCCCTGGAGGCCCCGCTCCAGCCGAAGAAGTTCCTGGGCGACAACGCCGGCCCCGTCGGCGTGGAAGGTGGGTCGGACCTTAAGGGGACGCCCAAGCCGATCCTCTACGGGACCGCGTCAAATTGCCCGGTGCCAAAGGTCAACGACGCCCTGCTGATCTACCAGGTGGCCGACAAGCCCGTGAGCGTGCTCTGCGTCCGGGACGGCGCGTCCGCCCTCACCGCCGGCGTAGTGCGTGCGAACCTGGCAAGCATGCAGGCCACGCCTCCGGGCGGCGGGAAATACGACGTCTACGCCGGCGCGGAAGGCACGTTCGTCCGGGTTGGTACGACCCCGACCTATGGGCTGGCCGTCGATGCGGCCGAGGGGGCGAACGCCGCGGCGCGCACGCACGCCAAGATCTGGAGCCGCATCCGGACCGAGCGCTGCGGCACGGCAGGCGGCGACATCAACACCTCGAGCATCACGGCCGCCGATCTTCTCGACGCCGGCGAAGTTGGCTTCTGGTGGTCTGGCGAGACGACCCAGAGAGAGGCCGTGGACCAGGTCCTCGCCTCATTCAATGGGTTCGAGATCAACGAGGTCTCGGGTCAGTGGAAGGTCCAGAAGCTGGTGCTTCCCTCGGGCACGCCAGTGATCGAATTGGCCGTGCTCAGGCCCAACTCGGTCAAGACCGCCAAGGCGAGGTCCATGACCGCTCTTCAGCGCCTCCGCCCGGGCTACGCGCCCAACGGCGTGCCACCCTACCGTGTCACGGTCTACTGGGGCCGGAACTACAAGGTCATGAACGACGGCGAGTTCGCCGGGTACGCCAACACGCGGCTCAAGGAGAAATTCTCGACCGAGTGGAGACTCGAGCCCGCCACGAACGCCACGGTCTGGAACCCGGACACCGGCGCCGGTCTGTGGCCAAACGCCCCGGAGCTGACGGTCGAGTCCAGCTATATCCCTGGTCCTGACGGCCTGACGTGCCCGGCCGCGACCGCTGAGGCCGCCCGACTTCTGGCCATGTACTCGACCCTCCGCGGGCAATATCAGGTCTCCTTCAACCCGCGTGTCGAGGATAGGGTGCAGCCGGGCGACGTCGTGAAGCTCACGCACGCCAGCATGGGCCTATCGGGCGGCAAGCTCTTCGTCGTCCTGCAGGCGGGTCTTCTGGTAGGGTCGAAGGGGTCGGAGATGGATCTGGTCGTGGGGCTCGAGGCATGATCGGTGGCGTCGGCTTTCCCTCATACAGGTCGTTGTTCACGACCTCGTCCAACGGCGTGGCTACCCATGTCGATTTTCCGGCCGCCAACATGGCTGATCTGGCCGAGCCGAACCGTCCGGCAGTCGCTGCTGCTCCGGGGTCCTTCACGGCCCGCATCGACCTCTCCGCCCCGCGCGCGATCGCGTTCCTCGCCCTGGTCAACCACAACGTCCTGGACGGCACGATCCGGGTTCGCGCATGGGCGGGAACGAACATCGCCGGTGCGCCGGACTACGACTCAACCGCCATCCCGTTCTGGCCGGCCGGCAGCGGTCCGATCGCGCCATACATCTGGACCAGGCCGATCCTGCTCTCCGAGCCGGTGACTGCGCAGACCGTGCTGATCGATATCGAACCTGTCACGTCCACCACGGTGTCGATCGGCGCGGTCGAGGCGTCGGCCTGGTGGGAGTGGCCAGACATCATGGTCGAGGAGGAGCGCGGCTTTGCCCCGACCTCCATCATGTCGCAGCTCCCAGGCGGCATTGACGAAGTGACGCGCCAGTGGGCGCCGAGGATCCAGTCCGGCACCAGGACCGCCCTGACGGCCGACGAGCTCCAAACGACCGCCCTGGACTTCCAGAGGATCATGGGCCGGTCCAAGCCTTTCGTGTTCGTCCGCGACCTCGAGGACGCCTCCCGCTGGGCGCGCGAGGTATTTTTGGCTACGAACGCTGATCTGCCCCTGGTCACGATCGACGACACGGAAACCGGGGCCTTCCCCTATCGCCTGCGCGAGCACATCGGATGAAGACGGGCCTCGCCTTTCCCTCCTACATGCCGGACGCCTCCAGCGTTACGAGCAACGGCGTCTCGACGGCCGCCAGCTACCCGGCAGCGAACATGGCCAGCCTGAAGTCGCCAACCAAGGTTGCGCGCGCGGCGGCGGCCGGCTCCTTCCAGGCCAGGGTAAACCTGATCGGCCCCAGGCCAGTGCAGTTCATGGCGGCCGTGAACCACAACCTGATCGACGGCACCATTCGCTTTCAGGGATGGGCCGGCGCGAGTGTTGCCGGCGCTCCTGACTACGACAGCGGGATCTTGCCCGTCTGGCCTTCCGCTGGTCCGGTCGAAACCTATCCGGCGATCCGCCCCTTGGTCCTGGACGCCCCCGTCTCCCTTCAAACCGTGATAATCACCCTCACGCCGTCTTCGGCTACGGTGGTTGAGGTCGGCGCGGTGGAAGTCGCGGCCTGGTGGGAATGGATCGGGATCTCGAGCCGTGACGCTGGGGTGAACCCGCGCCAGGAGGACATCAATCTGGTCGGCGGCGCGGTCTCGACGGCCGATGCGTGGTCACCTCGAGTCCTCAATGGTCGCCTGGACTTCATGAAGGTGGGCCCAAGGACCGAACAGGTCCATGACTTCCAGATCGCCAGCGATCTTAACGTGCCCTTCGTGTTCTGCCTGGACGCTGACGATCCTGCCTCCTGGACCAGGACCTCTTACGTGGCCCGCAACCAGGAGCTTCCGCCGCTGGTCGGGGCGCTGTATCGCCACGACGCCTTCAATTTCCGCTTCGTCGAGCACTGGAGATAGGCGTGCTTGCTGACTGCCTTGCCCCAGAAATCTTCGAACCGTCGGAAGCGAGCCTGACGGTTCCGAACGTCACGGTCACGGGGAAGACCCTGACCAAGGATGGCGTGAAGGTGCCGGCGCTGCAGGCGGCATGGTCTCCCGTCACCAACCCGTATGTGACCGACGTCGAGTTCCAGTTCACGCCGTCCGACGGTAGCTCCGGCGCCCTCTCTTCGAAGTCGCGGGCCGACGCCCTGTCGTGGAGCGACCTGCGGGTCGTGGCCGGCCAGGAATACAGCATCAGGTGGCGCGCGGTCGGCGCGAACAAGGTCGGCCTCTGGTCGGCGCCTGTCCTGCGCACGCCGCCGGCGACCCTTGTCTCGACCGACACGATTACGGTCGGCGGCCGCGACGCCAAGCAGATCCTCAAGGACATGGACATCAATGCCGCGGCGATCATCCGCGAGGCGATGACCCAGGTCGACACGAGGGCCTATCTCGACGCCCTGGCCTATATCGACGGCGCGCCGGTCGGCTCGGTCGTGGTGCACGAGATCACGCGGACCGACGACCTGGTCGAGACGATCGACATCATCGGCGTCAAGACGCCGGACCGCACCGCCTTCATCCTCAACACGGACCTGGTCTACACCAGCGGCACCAAGACGCTGGCGCAGACCTTCACCGATATCCGCGTCGAGGCGCAGACCAACCTCGCGGCCGCCGTCACGACCATCAACCAGGCGATTATCGACGGCGACTATCTGCTGGCCCAGCAGATCAACACTGTGGCTGTGCAGGCGAACAACAACCTTTCAGCCGCGGTCAGCACGCTGAACCAGGCTATCATCAACGGCGACAACGCCGTGGCCAGCCAGGTGACGAGCGTCCAGACGACGGTGAACGGCCACACGTCTCAGATCTCGTCCTTGTTCTCGTCGATCAACGGGATCCGGGCCGAGGCCGTGCTCTCGCTGAACGTGGACGGCCACATCACTGGCTGGTCCCTGATCAACGACGGGAATTCCGGTTCGTTCGTCGTGGTGGCGGACGAGTTCGGCTTCGTTGACCCGGGCGGCGGGTCGCCTACCTTCCCGATCAGCTATTCCGGCGGCCTGCTCCGGATGCTGAACGTCGCGATCGATACCTTGGTGGTGGGCTCGGTCACGACGTCGGCTATCGGCTACAACGCCGTCACCGTGCCATCGATCGCCTCGGCCAGTTGGACGATGAGCGGAAGCGGGTTCTTCCAGAGCATCCTGTCCACGACGGTGTCTCTGACCCAGGCCGGCTGGGTGCGCGCCACCGCGGCTATCGCCCAGCACTTCCCGTCCGGGGACAGGAACTGGGAGTTCCGCCTCTACATCAACTATTCCATGGCGTTTGATTGCTACGGCGCGAACGGCCAGGACAGCATCGCGCTGAGCGGCGCAGTCTATTGCGGCGCCGGAGCTATTCCGGTCGAGATCCAATGGAGCGCCCACAGCTCGGTCACGATCGACTATCGAACCTGCGAAGCCCTTGGAGTGATGCGATGATCACCGCCCTGATTTATGAACCCAAGCCTGACGATCCGAAATCTGGCAGGATCATCCAGACGGTGCAGGCCTACGACATGTCGGCCGAACCGCGGCCGTGGGTTCCGGCTCCTGACAACGAGTACCGGATCGACTGGGATCGGACCCACAAGATCGTCAACGAAGAAGTCCTACCTATCGAGGAATAACCCCACATGGCACGAGACGCTAACCAGGTCATCAGCGAGCTGCAGCAGGAAGAGATCGCTCTTCGCGCCCAGATCCATTTCCAGCAAGAGAACATCACCGCCTGCGAAAAAAGGATCCTCGAGATCCGCAACCAGGTGGCTGGGATCAAGGTCGGCTTGCAACATGAGGCCGCCGTGGAGCAAGGTCCTGGATCTAAGCCGCCAACGGATGCAGAAACCCCTCCTCCGCCCCCGGCCACCGCGCCGGCCACGAAACCCAAGCCAGCCCCCGCTGCTGAGCCGCCCAAGGACGCCTAGCGATGAGCATCTCGAACGAGGCCTTCTTCACTGGAATGGCTGACGTCGTTGTTCGGATTGCCGGCGGCACTACTACCCCATCCGACGGCATTATCGAATTGACCGACCTGGCCACTGAATGGACTGGCCTCGTTCCAGAGGACGGTATCGGACCTGCGGTCGCCGCCAAGGTCACACGCTTCACCGATCTGGCCGCTACTCGAGATGGAGATATCTCGGCCTGGGCTCAGGGGACGGCAGATGCTGTCATCACCTCGCCAGCCGGCCAGCCAGCACCTGGCTATTACCCCATCCGAATCCAAGGTGGTGCAACGGTATGGATCCCATCCCCCCTTCACATCATCGGGGCTACGCTTCGAGGGTACAAGGGATGGAGCCCGGTTCTAATCTCTATTCAAGACGGAACAAGGCGAGTCCTTCGGGTCATCGACTGGGTCGGAGGAGAAGGGACGAAGCCCGCCACAGGCTATGTCGGTTCCGGCGGCCTTGTGGCGAATGTCGCTGACGGTGTCGACTTCTTCTCGTCTATCACAACCCAGATTACAGCTATCAATGCGGCTGCTGCCGCCGCCGCCGCGAGCGAGGCCGCCGCAGCAGCTTCGGCGGCATCCGCTCTCACATCGAAAAACGCGGCGGCGACGAGTGAAACAGCCGCGTCAGGATCGGCGGCTGCGGCGGCAGCATCCCAAGCCGACGCATCAGCAAGCAAGACAGCCGCCGCCGCGAGCGCTACGGCGGCGGCTGGGTCGGCGTCGGCGGCGGCGGCGGATAGAACGGCCGTGGCGGCGGACAAAGCCACTGTCGCAGCGGACAAGACAGCCGCCGCCGCGAGCGCTACGGCCGCCGCCGAGAGCGAAGCCGCCGCCGCCGCGTCCGCTACCGATGCGGCTGAAACCGTAGCCGAGACACAGTCGGCCTTGGTCCAGTTGGCGACCTCGCTTATTCAGACTCAAACGATCGTCGTCGAGCACCACGCTTTCGCATAGGAAGGATTTCCCGCGATGTCTCTCGAATCCGAAGTCGCCGCCCTGACTACCGCGACAACCGCTCTCCTGGGCGCGGTAAACGTGGCGAAAGAGACGCTAGACGGATCTGTTGACGAAGCCGCCGCAAGCGCCATGGCGGCGGCCAGTAGCGAAACCATCGCTGGAAATCAGCGCGCGCTCGCAGAGACGGCAAGGGCCGGCGCCGAGCTCGCCCAGGACGCGGCCGAGGGATTGGTCGCGACGGCGCTCGCCGGGGCCCAGGATTTGGGCCATCGTAACGCCTGGGCCGCTACGAATATCCCGTCGATATACAACGCCGTTCGGACGACAGGATTCTATGCTCACGGCGACGGCGGCGGGGCGCTCTACAAGAAGGTTGTCGCCGAACCATCTCATCCGCTTAAATTCCAAAGTGCTGACGGGGCATGGTGGGAACATGCGGAGTTCATCGTCAACGTCCGCGCCGCTGGCGCGAAGATCGACGATCTAACGGACGACACGCAAGCTTGGAAAGACGCCCTTTCTGTTGGCCGTCCCGTCTACCATCCGGGCGGGGTTTCGCGGGTTTCGGCGCAACTCGTCTATGGCCCGTTCTCTATCTTTGGCCCCCCTTCCAATGGCCGCGACACGTCGAGCGATCGCGCTATCATTAAGATGATGAAGGGAGGCGTTACTCCCTTTGCAAGCAACTATCAAATTAATGTGCTCGACGTCGGGATTTCATTCGGCGACACCGGGACGACGCCGATCGACAATCTCGTCTATGGTAAGGCCTATAAAGTAACCGGATCTATAGCCGTGTCTGGGGCTGATATCGTCCTGACAGTTCCGGCTGGCGGCCTAATAGCAAATACGAGCGTAGGATCTACGGTTGTTGTTCCGGCCGACGTCTCCACTAAGGACTTTGACTATTATGCGAATAACTACACAGACATAAACAGCATTTGCATTATAAAAGAAATTGTGTCTGACACCCAGGCTAAGTTGTTCGCGCCTGCCGGAATGGCTGTTTCATCGCAATCGATCTACATTCGAGGAAACGGCTATGCGTCTGTTTGGACGGGAAGTTATCAGCCGAGCCGCGTGACTATCCGTCGCCCTTTCTTCAGCAAGGTTCCTGGGTTCGGGATCGTTCTCACGGGAGCGCAACAGGTCGACATTGATCAGGTTTGGGGCGGCGGACACTTGTTCGCCGTCGGCGCGTTCCCGGAGAGTACGCAAGACCGCCTTAATGTTGGCGGCACGTATCACCATGTACGAATTAATTCGGTTATGAACTTCGAATACTCCGGAGGGGTTATTCTCTCTTCTGGTCTTACGGACTCATACATCAAACAATGTCAGGCCGATCTAAACGGGCCTGAGGCGAGCGGGGCAAAGAACACATATTTCGCTTCTCCGAAAGCTCAATATGTGACTTACGCGGCGAAGGATTTGGAGTTTAAAGGCAATACCGCCGAAGACATGAACTCACCGTTCGGGTTCTTTTTCTATTCGTGCGGATATCTCGACGTTGATGATCTTCACGGTCACGACGTCGTTAACACGCTCGTCATGTACCAAGCGTGTTACAACACCAAAGAGGGCTTCATTCGTGCGACGGGGACTAGCGCAGGACTCCGCACGTTCACAGGTGCAAACAACACCTCGTCGTTCGAGCTTCTGAGCCTCGCAGGCGGTCGAGATCTCGCGGGCCAATACCTATATCGCAACGGGACGCACGGGAACTTCTCCAGGTTCCTCAACACGCGGGATTTCGAGATCATCAAGAAAACGCTTCCAGCGGCGACTCTGAAAGCTCACACCGGGAGCCAGTACGACTGGAACCTAAACCTCGCAGATTACGGCGGATATGCCGACACGACGGTCAATATAATCGAGAACATTCTCTTCGATCATACGTCGCCCTGGTCTTCGTCTGGTGGAACGCCTGTCCTGAGGATCGGCAATTCGACAGACACGACTGCGGTAAGCGGCGACCTAAATCTTACGCAAGCCGCTGGCTATTATATGAACGGGAAGAACACTGCGATAAGACCGATCGCCATGGTCGCGGGCGCCGGTGGTACGGGATCTCTACTAATTAGGATCTTCTCCGGCGGCGGGATCGCCATGAATAATGCTGGGTTCGTCCCGCAAGATCTGAACGTCTATTATTTTGTTCGTAGAGCGCGTGTCTAGCGCGGCCATTCGGTATCGGGCGGGAGCCAAATATAGGGCCCCGCCTGATCGGCCCTATAGGTCCATGGCGTGAGGTTGTCGAAGGCAAGACCGTTCGCCTCGGCGATGCGGTGAGGCTGGCCTGATCTCTTAATGATCACCACTCGCGTGCGGACCGAATAGCCATAGGAAGCCAGGCGCGATGCCTTGCGCTCGGCGTAGCAATCGCAATCGGCAGTAGGATTTTCCGGGACTTCCGGACAAGGAAGACCGGCGATCCTCAGTTTGTCTATTTCCCGGTTTATGGAGACGTTGAGGGCGTCTAGACAGCGAACTTCGGCGGCTGGTGCTAGGTCGAAACAAGTCATGGGTGGGTTCCTTGGCGAAGGTTTCTTATTTGCCCAGCTATGTAAGCAGCCGTCAAAGCTGATAGGTTTCTTATGGCGAGCCGCCAATATCAGGTAGCCGCCCTTCTTTTTAGGGGATGCGCCGATGCTTTGGATGTGGGGGATAGCCGGCGCCTTCGTGTATGCCGTCAACGCCCTGATCCTGGCGTTGTGGAATGATGGGAGCAGCTCTCTAGCCAGGCATAGGGCGATCGCCGAATTCGCCGCAGCGCTGATCACCGGCGCCATCTTCGCCGAGGGTTTCGCGTCGGGATTGCAGGCGTGGGTCGTAAAATTGGTCGCCGTCGACCATAGGGCAGTTGCTTTGACCATCGGATGGGCGTCGAACTACATCTGGCCCAAGTTGCTGCGCAAGCTAGGTGAAGGCGTGGACAAGATCCCGGCCGACAAGATGAAGGGTCCATTCCAATGATCGTCTCGGTTCTCGCCGGCGTCCTGATCCTGCTGTCCGCTACATTCCTAGGCGTCGCCGAGAAGGCGTTGGGGCCGGACATCAGTCGATTCCCCTGCATCAACGAGCCGATGCGCTGGGTGCTTCGGGTCTACACCCTGGCGCTATTCATCAGGTCGGTCGTGATCCTGACCAGCCTGACCGGGCCAAATCCGCGCCTGGTGCCCTGGGACCTGGTCTTCTGCGCAGCGATGATGTGCGCGGCCCACGGCGTCCTCCTGAAGGCAATCTTGGAGCAGCGCCTACCGTCTGGCCTCTGGATGCGCCTCCAGGCCCGCCAGGACCGCGTGAGGCGTCTGGCGCAGGGGTATGGTTCCCAAGGGCAGGCTTTGGCCGCTCTGGCCGCTGAGGGTGTGCGTGTAATAGCGCCCGGCGAGGGCCCCGAGGCCGTCCAAGAGGCGGTCGTCTTGCACTAGAGCTCCTTTGAGATGACTATCGCCCCAGCAACAAAGGGGGCGATCATGGCTTCAGCCGCAAAATTCATGATGTCGATGCTGACCGGGCCGGACGGCGAGAGCGTTGCGCCTGGTCGCGTCATGGCCTGCATCCTGTTCATCGTCGGCCAGTTCGTCACGATCTACGTCGTCTTCAAGCTCGGTCCGAAGGCGATCGTCTCCGACTGGGCCCTGGCGCTGCAGTCGCTCGCTCTCTGGGAGGGCGCTATCTGCGGCGGCGCGACGGGACTGATCCTGGGCACCGCGCCCACCGACGCCGGCGGCAAGTGGTGGGGCAAGGACGCCAGCCCTCCTCCGCCGCCCGTACCCCCGGTGAAGGAGGTCTGATCCTTCACCTCTTCTAGGAGCCCCACATGAGCGAAAGACAGATGCAGCAGAACCTCAAGGACAGGGGTCTGTATACCGGCGTGATCGACGGCGACGTCGGACCCGCATCCCTCCAGGGCCTGGCCGAGTACGTGACCGACGGCGCTGCGCCAGACGACATTGGCCGTCAGTTGGCCAAGTGGTTACCGATCGGGAACATCGAAGGCCGAACCCTGGTCACCGCCTTCCTGGCGCACGCCGCCACCGAGAGCAAGCTCAGACCTATCGCCGAGAACCTGAACTACTCGGTCGACGGCCTGATCGAAAGCTTCGGCCGGCACCGGATCTCCATCGCCGAGGCCCAGAAGTATGGCCGCGCCCCCGGCCGCCCGGCGAACCAGGAGATGATCGCCAACATCGTCTACGGCGGCGAGTGGGGCCGGAAGAACCTGGGGAACACGCAGCCGGGCGACGGCTGGGAGCGCCGCGGCATGGGCATCATCCAGAACACTGGTCGCGCCGCCCAGCGCGAGGCCGGCAAGCGGGTCGGGATGGACTTCGAAGCCAGGCCCGAGTTGCTGCTCACCTTGGAAGGCGCTGTCGCCGGCGCGGTGGGCTTCTGGATCTGGAAGGGCCTGAACGCCATCTGCATGCAGCCCGGCGACACGACAGAGGCCGAGACGCGCGCCATCAACGGCGGCTTCAATGGGCTGGAGGAGCGGCGTCGCAACAAGACCCGTCTCCGCCAGATCTGGCCGTACTGATGTTCGGGATCAAGACCATCGCCACCGGCCTGGCCGTTGGCGCTCTGCTGGGGGGCGGCGGGACGCTGGCCCTGGGCGGAGGAGCTCTCGCGATCTGGAACAAGACGCCTTTCTCGGCGACCCAGAAGCTCAAGAGCACCCGTGAGGACCTGGTGAAGGTCAAGGCAGATCTGGAGATCGCCCTGCAGGTTGCGGAGGATCGTCGGATCGCTATCGAGGCCAGAGACAAGCAGGCCCTCGAGGTTGCCAAGGCAGACGCCGGCGACGCATCAACAACCGCGGCTGCATGGGGCGCTCAGTGCTCCGCCGCTTTCAACGCCGGCGTCTCTGCCGGCCGGAGGATCTGCAATGCCTCGAGTCCTAATTCTGGCTCTGGCCAGCCTGCTGCTGGTGGGGTGCTCCCATCTTTCCGTTCCGAGTTTGAGGCTGAGCGCTACACCCCCGCCGCCAGTCGTGTGCCCGGCGCTGGTCAACGCTGAGCCCCAGGCCGAGCCTCCTCCTCCGGACGGCTTCAACCAGGATCAGCTCGCTAAGGCGTTCTTCGACGCCTTCGGTCAGGACCTGGGCCTGGCCGTCTGGAAGTGGTTCCGCGCCGACTGGCCTGCCTGGGCTCGCATGGAGGCGCGCGCCCACGAGTCGGCCTATGAGTTCTGCAAGGATCCGACGCGGGTTGGAAAGACGGCCAAGAAGCAGTAGTATCGCTTCAACGCCACGTTCCCCACCAGGTGATGCGGCAAACTGCGCAGCCCTCGGACCTTAGCTGGTCCGGGGGCGTTTCTTTTTTCAGCGCAACAGGGCAATCTGCGCACGCCGCGGCCAGCAGGCCGTTACATCAAGAGGAGGCCAAGATGGCCAAGGTGCAACTCTCCCTGGCGGCCGCCGCGCTGGCCAGCCTGAAATGCTTCGCCTACGACAAGGCTTCCGGCCGCGAAGAGGAAGACGTCCTCACGATCGATCCCGGCGCCACCGAAGGCTTCGATCTCGAAAGCGACAAGTTCAACTATTCGGCCGCGCCGATCGGCGACGAGAACCCCAAGAAGGAAGGCAACGAGGCGGTCGTGACCGTCGAGGCCGACGAAGACAACGAGAAGGCCGTCGTCCTGAAGATCCGCGGCCCGGCCGGCGTGGCCCAGGAGTTCACCCTGAAGGGCGGCGACAAGCGCATCTTCAGCCTGTACGAGGGCCAGGTCCTCGACATGTCGGAAGGCGCGAGCATCGTCTGATCTGGCCTAGGTCGCAGAAACAGGAAGGCCCCGGGGATTTCTCCTCGGGGCCTTTTTTTTGTGATCCCGCTCGGCGCGGGCAGTTGCCTGCGTGAGGCGGGGGCCGGCGGCCCCTAGAGTTTTATGAGGTTCCGGCGACTGGGCGGCCTGTTGGCCAGGTCGATCGGCGGACGTTTCTTCCGCAAGCGCTCGGACAAGGCCAGCCCGCCGGCGACGAAGAGCGCCAAGCCTATGAGCCAAAGCAATGCCGTGGTCGGGACGTCCATGGTTCGTCTCCTTCTGGTACCTGGTCGAAGTCTAGTCCGGATAGGCGACGTCGCCCAGCCGTCTGATCCGCGGGTCGAAATGCAGGAAGGGCGCGTCGTCGGGGATGCGGTGGACGCCGCGCGCCATCGGATGCTTCGGGGTGCCGCCGGACGTGACGCCCAGGACATAGAAGGGCCGCGCGCCGCCGCGGAGGGCGTCCAGCATCCAATTCACGTGGATCCCGAACGTCAGGGCCACCTCGCCATAGGCCAGGACCCAGGCGTCGACCTTGGGCGCCAGGGCGATCATCATGTCGACGTTCGCCTTCAGCATCTCCTTGGCGCTCGAGTCCTTTATCAGGCCGACGTTCTTGCACCATTCTCGGCACTCGGCGGCGTCGGCGGCGACGTAGGGCACCGAGTTGACGATGACGAAGCCGCCCCAGCGTCCGCTGCGCGCCGTGAACCACCAGACCCGGTTGAAGGTCATGTCGTTGCTGTCCTCGCCGGCCCAGGACGGATTGGCCATGGCCCAGCCCAAGATCGGCTTGTTCACGTCCCAGATGACGCTGAGGGTCAGGCGCCCCTTGCGGTCGTTGGTGAAGACCGCCTTGCGGACCGCGTCGCGCTTCGACGCTTCGAAAGCCGCGGTCAATCCTCGTCCTCCTCACCGTCGGCCGCTTCGGAGGTCCACGCCTTCTGCAGGGCTTCCGCCTCGGTCAAGACGCGCAGGATCTCCTCAGGCGGCATGAGGTCGGTGGCCTCGCTGACGATCAGCGCGGGCCCGCCCTCGGGCATTTCTTCGCCTTCCTCGAGGGTGACGGCCTCTGGGTCGACTGGGATGCGACCGCCGGGTTTCAGGTGTTCCGGGTTGTCCGTCACGCAGGCGGCATGAACCTCGCCCACGTCTTCGTATCGGACCACCAGCTGGCCGACTTTCACATGCTGGCCGCAAGGTTCGCAGCGGCCCAGGAAGACGTCGCCGTCGATGGCGTCGCGCAGGCTACCCACCAGCGGGTTGAGGCGGGCGACCATAAGCGCGGCGATATCGTCCGGCGTCTTGGAGTTGCCGATCTCGCGCATGACGCCCTGGATCATCAGCGCGGCCGTGCTGCGCCAGTAGTGGATCTCGGCCTCAAGGGCCTCGTGGTCTCTGTCATCCATGGGCTTCTCCTTTCGGGTTTGCGAGGCGCAGGAGCACCTCGACGTGGCAGTCTGGGTCGTCTTCGCGGCAGAAGCATCCCAGGTCCTTGCCTGGCAACTCCTCGCAGATCCGACGGTACAGGGTGGGGTTGTCGCGCAGCACGTGCGTCTCGAACGAGCGCACGACGTCGGCCTTGACCTGAGGGCGGCTGGACCACTTGCCGGCGACCAGGTTGGTCACCGTGATGCCGGCCTTGGGGTCGTAGACGAAGGGGTTTCCGAACGGTCCTGGTCGGGTGCAGCGAACAGAGTTGGGCGGCATGCGCCAGCCCTTCACCCGCTTTATCTGAAATCGTTTCGGCATAGGTCACCTGTGAAAATCAGAGGGCGGCCGTTCACCAGGGCGACGTCCATGTGCTGGAAGTCCAGGACCCGGTGCACGTGGTTGAAGGCCTGCTCGTCGGTGCGCAGGATGACGGCCCACCAGATCTCCTGGACGACCTGGCGCGGCAGGCGGGCGAAATAGCTGCGGATCCTGGTGAAGGAGAAGCCCTGTTCCTTCATGCGGCGCACGGTGCGGATGTTGTCCATCGTGATCATGGCTAGATCCCTGCGGCTCGATGCGTGGCCTGCTCGACGATCATGCGCCAAAGCAGATCTTCGAAGATCCAGCGCGATGGCGATTGCCCGGCGCCGGACTTGATGAAGGCGCGCCGGATCTCGCGACGTAGCCGCTTGAGAGACTTGTCGACCAGGCGGTAGTGCTTCGGGCAGATGATCTCGACGCCCGGCGGATAGCAGGTCGCGCCGCACTTGCAGCCGAACACGACGCAGGGGATGCGCGGATAGCGCCCGCTGACCCGGGTCACGCCGCTTCTCCGGCGCGCATCTCCTTCATGCGTTCGCGCGCCGCCGCGTCGCAGATCCTGTTGACGTAGCTGCGCGGGTCGCTCTTGCCCGTGTGGGCCTTCACGTGGCGCAGCAGGAGGACCAGGTTCATCTCGAGCACCAGGCTGCAGACTGAGTCCAGGACGCCCTTGTACTGCTCGACGACGGGCTGTTGTCGCCGGCGCGCGGCCGCGTTGGACTTGTGCGGAAAGCTGGAATAGCCGACCGGGAGACCGCCGGGCGCGGGGCTGCTCTTCGACCCCGGGACATGCGTCCGGATCTTGGCCAAGGCATTGATGCAGTCGCTCTGCACCATGACCTTCGCGCCCTTCTTGATGATGCCCTTGCGCCGGGCCTGAAACAGGGCATTGGCGATCGCCATGGCCTCGGCGATCTCAGCGCTGAGCGGACCGCTCTTGATCTGCCCCGAGATCAGCTCGCCCGCGCCGCCGCCAGTCTTGCACCATGCCGCATATCCAGCGGACCGATCCCGGTGGTCGTAGGAGGCGTCAGTGAAGATCGTCACCATGTCGGCCGTCTCTTCGGCGTGCTCCTCGCGCAGGGCCTTGAGCAGGCCCTCCATGCCCGTGCCGCCGATACGCGAGCCTTGGCGCATCCAGCGCCCCGTGGTGGGCCAGACATCGACCACCAAGCCATGGACGCCCACCATGCGATAGTGAACGCCATTCGGGTTCAGCTTCTGCGCCCCGATATTCTCGTTGCGCCATGCGGCCAGGCTCGCCTCGAACTCGGCCAGACGTCTGATCTGCGCCGGCCTCACGCTTCACCCTCCCAGAGAGCCTGAGTCCAGCGCTGGCTGTAACGGTCTAGAGCCACGACCTGGCTCTTTGGACCCTTGACCACCAGGATGCCCTTGTGGGCCCGCCCGGCGCCAGAAAGCTTCGGATCGAAGACGACGATCCCCTCAGCCGCCCATGCGTCCCAGGCCGCCAGATCGTCTTCATCGAGCTCGATGGTGCTCGTTTGCAGGCCGGTCTTCAGAGCCAGGGCACGGGCCGCCAGATCTATGGCGCGTTCTATATCGCTCATGAGCGTATGCTCCTGTGAAGCACCAGGCCGGCATCGGCGACCATCGACATCGCGCCGATAGTTCGCCTGTGGATCGGCGTCACCGCGACGGTGATCCCCAAGAGCCAGACGCCGGCGATCGTGCGAACCAGGTCGATGATGCCCATCTTGGGCAGGCGGCTCGTGTCGGCGCGCTGACCGGCCTCCAGGGCGAGAAGGCGCTCGAGCATCTCCAACTCGGCGATCAGGCCGGTGGCCTCGAGTCGGAGCTCGCGTTCGTCGTCGGCGTCCAGGGCGGCCGCCAGCGACTTGCGCATGCCCGGAACCAGGTTCAGGGCGGAGGTGAGATAGGGCGTGTTCATCTGCGACCGGCTCCTCTGCGATCCATCTCCTGGCGACAGTTCCATTTCGTGTCGTCGTCCAGGTCCGACTTGAAGACGATCCAGGATAGGTAGTCGTAGGGGACCTCGGCCAGCTTCTGGCCCTTGTGCTTGCCGAAGTTGAAGACGGACAGCAGCGGAGGCTCGGTGGTCCACTGGAGCATCTCGGCGACCGTGGCGTGTTGCAGAAGCGCCGACAGGATGTGGGCGGTCACGTAGGCGTCCGGCGCCGCGCGGTGCGGTGGCATGCCCTCCTCGCCGAGCGGATCGAAGAAGCCGTCAGCCTCGAACAGGTAGCGCAGGAAGCTGTTGTTGTGCTTCCGCAGCGTCGGGTGCGTCCGGCGCGCCACCTTGAAGGTGCAGATCCATGGGATCTCGCGACAGATATCGGGCGTGAGCCATTGCTGCTCGAACTGCGCGTGGTGCGCCACCAGGTAGTTCGGCGGCCGCCCGTCGATCATCAAGAAGTCGCGGATATGGTGAGTATCGCACACCGGCTTGCCGGAGAGTTCGGCGTCCGTGATGTGGTGGACGGCGCGCGCTTCGATCTTGTTGCCGCGCGGCGGGGAGAAAAGGGCGGAGCGCTTGGGCGTGATGAAGACGTCTCCGTCGTCGGCCAGCTGCAGGTCGCACCAGCCGATCTCGATGATGTCGCCGTCCGCCGGCGTCTCGTCGGTCGTTTCAAGATCGACGACGCGGAAAACTCTCATGAGCAGATCCTCTTCCTGACGGCCTCGGCGGAGATCTTCATGATCACCGGGAGGCCAGATTGTCCCGCCAGGTAGGCGGCGTTCAGCTCGCGACACAGGCGGGCCGGGTTGATGGTCAGGGCGCCCCAGAACTCCCACTCGCCGACCTTGTGCTGCGAGGTCTTGGAGTAGAGGTGGTGGTCCGGGCAGAGCGGCGTGGTGCGCCAGTCGTGCGGCTTCTCGGACTTCCCCGTGATCGACAGGCCCTCCTCGGCCCAGGCCATGCGTAGGTGGGCGACGTGGACGCGCCGGTTGATCACGCCGTTTATCGCGCAGGCGATGCACGGAAGGCCGGCGATCCAGCCCTTGTAATCGCCGTCGACCTCGCGCGGCTGGCGCTGTCGCAGATCAGCCATCGCTCGGCCTGAAGTCGGCGAGCATGGAAGTCGCGCCGCGGAGCTGAAGGTTGTGGGCCGCGTTCAGAACCGCCTGGACTCCGGGAAGGCGCATCTGGACGGCCTGCTCCACCATGGGCAGGTTCTCCTTCCAGAAGTTCAGGACGTCGACCCGCTTGGGGTTGTCGAGGTGGTTCAGCATGATGCTCGACCACTGGTCAGGCGCGCAGCTGTCCTCCTTGCGCTTGACCATGATCGTCATGGTCCTGGACTTCCAGCCGGCGGACAGATCTTCGTAGAGCATCTCCATGCGCGCCTTGTCCTCCGGCGCCAGATCCGACCAGCCGTAATCGACCCCGCGCAGGACCTGGTAGGCGGCGTCGAGCTCTTGCTGGTTGGGAGCGCTGCGCATCAGGCGCTCCATGGCTTCGGTCGGGTGAGGATCTTCATGGGCCTCGACGTCGACAGCCGTGCCCACGATGTGGTCGACCAGATGGTCGTCCTGGTGGTGCTCCAAGGCCTGCGCCGGCGTGTAGTCGTCGTCGCCGAACAGGGCGCTGTCCGGAATGGCTTTCGCGCCGCTCTCCTCCTCAGGGTGAGGAAGGTAGGACTTGTCGTCGATCTCCAGGAGCGTTTCCAGTTCGACCGACTGGGGCAAGAACTTGATCAGGCGGCGCAGGGGGGCCTTGCGCGCCATTTCCCCGGGCCAGTCCTTCCCCGGCCCGTTGGTGGCCTTGTTGACCGCCGCGACCTTCTTCAGCTCCTTCGCGCCCATCATCTCGACCCAGGGCGTACCGCCGCCTGTCGGGTGGGCGTGGGCGAAGGCGCCGACGATCTTTCGGCCATCGTCACGGTCGAGCGGCGGGCGGAAACGAACGAAGGGGTTCGAACCCAGGTCGTAGTCCAGATATTCGATCGTGTCCTCGCCCTCGTAGATCACCTGCGAGTGGACGTTTTCGACCTGGCCGGCTCGATAGATCACGTCCAGGAAGCCCTGGTACATGATGATCAGGGTGGCGACCTTCGTGTTGTTGTTGCGGTCCTTGAACGGCACGATCGCGGCACGCTTTCCGTCGGGGAGCAGGCCGACCCTGGCGCAGTCCATCACCGCTTCCAGGAACGATGCGCCGGTGCAGTTCACCAGGTCCGGACAGCGGATGAAGGCGCGCCTGCAGCCGGCCAGGAACAGGTCCTCGGGGACGCGCGACTGCTGGAGGAACGGGCGGATGTCGGCCATGCGGGCCTCGATCGCCTGCAGCATGGCGTCGATACGATCGCGCTGCTGCTGCGCTGGGCTCTTCCTCTCCAGGCCCGTGTTGGGAATGTTCGCCGGCAACTGGGCGGCCGACGGGTCTTTCATGGGGGCGGGCCGCGCCTTGGTCTTCGTCTTAGTCGTGGTCATGGTGGTCTCTCGATTGAAGGAAGGGAAAGGCGCGGCCGCGGCGTCTTAGGCGTCGTCGGGGCCCATGAAGAACGGCCAGTCAGACTCGTCCGGCGTGAACATCGGGTCCATCCGGATCCACATCTGCTCCAGGCCGAAGATCTCCCGGTAGTGCAGGTAGTGGCCCAGAGCGGTCTCGCGCCGCTCCACGCCGCGCGCGAACGCCTTCGAGTCTCGGGTCAGGCGCACCGGCTGCGCGGTGGGCGCGCCGTCGGTCTTGTAGAAGATCCAGACCCATTCCCAGGACTCGGGGCTGAAGACCTTCGAGACCAGTTCCATCTCGGCTTCGGTCGGCGGGCGGATGGACGTGATCGACGCCTGGGCCTCGTTGGCCAGATGGCGGCCGCGCCCATGGATCTCGCCCTTCTCGTCGGCCTCGAAGGTGAACCAGGCGCGCTGCGTGCCGGCCGGGCGCTGATCGTTGAGAAGCAGCTGGCCGCCGCTCACCGGAGCATCCGGATCCCAGGCATATTGGCCGTCCTCGCCGATGCCGACGAGCTGCTCCGAGCAGACGTAGACCTTACCCTCGCTGACCAGGCGACGCGCCTGGCGCCTGCCCTCGTCATAGTGGGCGGCCTGGACGTCGTAGAAGCGAAGGGCGGCCTCGCGCAGCAGCGCCTTCTTGAAGTCGCGGCCTTGCCAATTGGAGAAGGACTTCAGGTCGATCGACGCCACCGGCTTCAGACGGTCGAACCTGGCCCGCTGACGCACGCCGTTCTCGTCGGTCCAGAAGACCGAGACTTCGGACAGGCCGACGCCGGTGAAGGCCTTGACCAGATCCGGGTGCTTGGTGGCCAGAGCGACCATCAGCTTGATCTTGTCGAAGTCTCCGGCGGAGAGCTCGACCTTCCCCTGCGATCGCCACTTGGCCAGGATGTCGTCGAAGATCTGGACATCCGGATCCAGTTCGCGAAGGCGCGCCATCAGCTCAGGCTTCAGACCCGAGGTCTTGCCGCCGATCTCGCGCAGCCTGGCCTTGGCCTGATCGGCCGTGCGGACCGCGTTCGGATAGTCGTCGATCACCGGCGCGACGCCGAAGCGCTTCTCCAAGGTGCCGGGCGGCTCCAGCAGGGCGCAGTGCAGGGCCGAGCCGAACCGGAGGGCGGGCGTGTCCTTCTCGTCCTTCACGCTGATCAGGTTGAAGGGCGAGTCCCAGTGCCAATCCGGCGGCGAGCTGTTGATCAGCTTGAAGGCCGAATAGCTGAGGGCCCAGTCGGTCAGGTAGTCGATTTCGGGCAGGCCGATATAGACCCCGTCCGGGTGCTCCATGACCGGCAGGGAGGCGCCGGCGATCGTGTAGACGCGGTGCCGAGCAAACTCGTCGGCCTGGCGGATGGCTTCAAGGTTCATGTCAGGGTCTCCTAGCGCTTCTTCTTCACGGCGACGGCCGCCGCGAGGTTCTTCTTGCCGCGGTGCACGGCGATGGCGACGGCGGCCTTGCCGAACTGCCGCTCAGACAGGGCGATCAGCAGGGCGATGCTGCTCCCCAGGATCGTCAGCTGATCGGGGGCCGCGTCGATCTTCAGAGCCGTGCTCAGGATCTTGTCGCAGGCGTCGCCGATGTCCCGGCTGACGATGGGGTCGTTCATGTTCATCGGATTGTCCTATCCGGGGGGCGCGTCAGGTTCGGTCGTGGGGGCCGCCGCGTGGTGGGGGCGCGCGGCGGCCGGCGTTCTCCGCCCAGGCGCCTACTCGGCCGCCTGCCCGTCCTTGTCCGCCTTGCCCTTCTTCTCGGGCTTCAGCAGGGTCTCGAACGGCTCCTGGCCTTTGACTTCGCCGTCTTCCATGACGAAGCCCACCTTGCCGCTGTTGTCGACGCGCTCCATCCAGATCTGGAGATTGATCTCCTCGGCCGTCTTGGCCAGCAGGCGGAGCGCGTCTTCGTCCAACTTCTCGCCGCCGCGCACGGTGGCGACGCGCAGCTTCGGGTTCATGGCGGCCGCGATCTTCAGGGAGGCGACCAGCTGCTGGGCATCGCTGGCCTGCTTGAGCGGCAAGCCGTCCAGAAGGACGCGGTCTTCGTCCAGGCTCAGGCCGGCGACCGGCAACTTCGCCTCCAGGATCGCCTTCTTGATCTGCTCCTTGCGGCCGTCGATCGCCTTGGTCAGGGCGGCCGCCTTCTCCTCCTCGGCCTGCGCCTGCTTCTGCAGGTCCTGCTTGCGCTGGGCGGCTTGGTAGGCGGCGTTGGCGGTCTTGGCTTTCAGGATCTCGGCCTGGACCTCGCCGATGTCGGTCAGCTCGGGCAGGGGCGGAGCTTCGTCCAGGCGCTTCTGCTCTTCGGCCGCCGCAGCATCCAGCTTTTCCGCTTCGGCGTCGGCCGCCGCGGCTTTCTCGCGCAGATCAGTGGCGAGCTGACGCATCTCCTCGGCCTCGGCCTTCATGCTGGCCACGTCCTCAGCGACCTTGGCCCGCCGCGCCCGACGTTGCTCGATCTCGGTGTTGTGGCTGCTGGCGTTGGTCAGCTTGGAGATCAGCGCCTCTTCGTCCACAGGCGCGTCCGGCGCGTCCGGCGGCACCACGATGCCGTTGGCCTGAGCTGCCAGATCCTTGGCGCGCCGGTTGACGTCGGTGCGCTCGTTGAAGTCCACCTTGTTGAGGCGGTCGATCTCGTCAAAGTCGACGTCCTTGACCAGGGCCCGGACCATCTTCAGCTGCGTCGCGGCATCAGCCTCGGCGAACTCCAGCGGGTCCAGGGTGAGCGTGCCCAGCAGGTCTTTCATCATGGTCTGCGGGTTGCTGTACCGGGCGCCGTCGCCGTTCTCGACGGTCAGGGTGTGCGTATAGCGGCCCTCATCCTGCATCGTGATGCGCAGGGTGGCGCGATACTTCACGCCGCTGTCGTCGCCGATGTCGAGCTGACCGACGGCGCGCGTCTCGCCCAGGCGCACGGGCACCTCGGCGAACTCGTCCTTGCCGCCCAGGATGCACCAGATGGTGCGCAGGACGCTGGTCTTGCCGTTGGCGTTCTTGCCGGTGATCTCGACCAGCTTGCCGTTCGGCTCGATGCGGACGGCTTTGATCTTGGCCATGTTCTCGGCCTGGAGAGCGAGGATGTGCATGCGTGTGCTCCTGTCAGGGATGCTGGGTTTGGTGGAGGTCCTGCTGGATCTGAGCCAGCCGGATCATTGCGGTGTCGGTCAGCGCCGCGGTGCCGAGTTCGGCGAACAGGCGATCGGTGCTGAGGAGCCCAAGCGGGCTGTCGGGCGGGAAGCCGTAAAGGGCCTGCGTAACGATGCGCTCGGCCTCCGTCCTAGTCATGGTCATCAGCGGCCCTCGAGTCGCATTTCTTCGCGGCGCGCGTCAGCGGCCTGGTCTTCGGCGTAGGCGGCATCGTCGAACACGGACGTCAGCATCTCGGCCTTGAACTCGTCCGACTTTTCCAGGAGCGCGAAGATCCAGCCGTCGGCCTCGCGCGCCTGGCCATCGTGGACCAGCTGCAGGGTGAGAAGGTCGCAGCTCGGGTCTTCGCCGGGCGACGTGTGCGTCTGCCTGCAACCGGGATAGAAATCGAAGGTGGCGACGACATCGAACTCGAAGTAGGCGTCCCCCAGACTGATCGACCCGGTCGTCTTGATGGTATGCTTGGACATTCAGCCCTCCTCGGAGCGTGCCTGGCGCACGGCCTGGACCAGGTCATACTGGGCATCGGCCATGGCGGTGATGTCTTTCCCGAGCTGAGCGGCCAGGGCCTCGATACGGTCGATCTCGTTGGCGAAGGATCGCCGCTGAGCGCTCTGAGCGGCCTGGGCGCGCAGCAGGGCCTCGGATGCAACCTGCGTCAAGACGTGCAGGGCGCGGCCGGCCTGGCCGACCGGCTGGCGCAGATGCTCGTCCCGGCGGCGCTTCACGGCCACCGCCTCGGCCCACAGGTCATCGTCCGTCTTGTCGACGTAGATCCCGCGCGGCGGCGGCTTGGCGATAGCCGACCACAGCGACCCGCTCTCGTAGGTGACGATCTCGTGGATCTGGGCGGCGCGCTGAGCGAGGAGGCCTTCGTAGATCGTGAAGGTCTCGGGATCCTGATCCTGCCGGCGCGGCGCAATGTCCGCGATCAGCGCTATGTCGGCCGCCCCAGGCGGCGGGGGATTGTCGGTCACATCTCGGCTCCTGTCAGGGAAAGTCGTCTCGTGCTGAAAACGATACATACACGACAGTTCTGGCCGATCAACACCAAAAATGGCGTTGACCGAACAAAAATGGCGTCATAGGGTCTGCGTCGTTCCATCCCCACGAGGTGCTGTATGTCGCATATCGAGAAGGCGCGCGCCGCCATTAAGGCCGCCGCGTTCGATCTCGGCGTTCCGGAGCTCGCAAGACGAGCCGGCGTGCCCGAGAATACGGCGCGGCGGCTGATCAAGAAGCCGCCGGCCGCCGTCACCAACCTGATCAGCTTGGAGCGTGAAGCTCTGAAGCATGAGGCGGAAACGAAGAAGTGACCCGCCTGCAAGAAGCCCTGACGCAGCTCCGCGAACACCAAGATCAGCTCGATGCTGATGGGTGCCGGGTGGGCGTCTCCCGTGAGGCCTTGGACATTGTCCTGTCCTCGTTCAACGAAAACCCGGCGCCCCAGATCACCGAAGAAGGTGTAGCGCGCCGTGTTGCCGGCATGATCGGCGATGCGGTCGGCTACTTCTGGAACGCTGCCCTGATCCCGACCCATGAGCACGGTGACGCGACGGCCAACGCTGTTATGTCCGGCATGGTGAGCGGCATGGCGGCGATCGCGTCGAACCTGGAGCGCCACTCCAAGGAGCAGCCCCATGTCTGAAGCCCCGCAGCGTTTTCCGCTGGCCTGGCCGACGCACAAGCCGCGCACCAAGAACCGCCAGGCCGGCAAGTTCCGCTACAAGGACGGCCGTGGCTGGATGGTCGATCTGACCACGGCCATGGCGATGGAGCGCCTCGATAGGGAGATCAACCTGCTCGGCGCCCAGCTGCCCATCCTCTCGTCGAACATCGAGCTGAAGATGGACGGACGTCCCCGATCGGGAACAGATCCTGCTGACCCCGGCGTGGCGCTGTACTTCCAGCTGAAGGGCAAGCCCCACACCATGGCGTGCGACACCTACAACAACGTGGCGCAGAACATCGCCGCGCTGGCGGCGCACATCGAAAGCACTCGAGCCATCGAACGCTACGGTGTTGCGACGGCGGCGGAAGTGCTGCAGGCCTTCACCGCCTTGCCGCCGCCGATCAACATGCCCGCGCCGTCCCGCCCATGGTGGGAGGTGTTCGGCGTGATCCGGACCCAGGTCGGCCCGGACGACATCCAGGCCCTCTACCGAGCCAAGGCCAAGCAGGCCGCCGGCGACGAAGAGCGCCTGAAAGAACTCAACCTGGCCAAGGACGATGCCCTGGCCCAACTCAAGACGGAGGCCTGATGGCCGGCTCCCTGAACAAAGTCATGCTGATCGGCAACCTCGGCGCCGATCCCGAGATCCGCTCCCTCAACAGCGGCGACCGTGTCGCGAACTTGCGCATCGCCACCTCGGAAAGCTGGCGAGACCGCCAGTCTGGCGAGCGCAAGGAAAAGACCGAGTGGCACCGCGTCGTCATCTTCAACGAGCACCTGGTCAAGGTGGCCGACGAGTACCTGCGCAAGGGGGCGACGGTCTATGTCGAAGGCCAGCTGCAGACCCGCAAGTGGCAGGACAACCAGGGCCGCGACTGCTACTCGACCGAGATCGTCCTACAGAAGTTCGGCGGCGTCCTGACGATGCTGGGCGGCAAGCGCGACGGCGATGACCGTGGCGGCGGCGGGCGCGATAGCTACGACCGCGGCTACGGCGGCGGTGGCGGCGACTTCCGCCAGGACTCGAGAGGCAACCAGCAGCGCGAAAGCTTCTCGGCGGACCTCGACGACGAGATACCGTTCTGATCTTCTCCGCGTCCCCCGAACCAGTTCCCTATCCAGGGTAGCCGACCGCGCCGACCGGCCCCACAGCGGCGCAACATGAAAGGAGAGGCTTATGAGCCTGCCCAATAGCCAGTCGCCCGATGGCGACTCTTACCTGAAGCATCTGGCGATCGCCCTGCGCGACAACGCCGAACTCGATCGCGTGAAGGCCAAGCGAAAGGCCAATCGTGAGCGGGCCAAGAAGGCCGGCGTCGACCTGAAGGACATGGATCAGGACATCAAGATGTCCAGCTGGTCGCCGTCCGAGGTCGCCCAATACTTCGCCCGCAAGATCACCTACCTGGCCTACCGAGGCGTCCAGATCGGCAAGCAGTTCGACCTGTTCTCGGGCATCAATCCGACGGTCAACTCGAGCACCGACTTCTACCCGTCGGGCATGTTCGCCGCCATGAACAACCTGCCCCCGCGCCCGCCGTCCAACCTGTCTCAGAACGACAGCCAGCGCTGGATGGAAGGCTGGAACGCCGGCAACGTCTTCGCGTCTCAGGCCGCTGAAGAAGAAGAGCTCGCTGCGGCGGCCGTGCGCGCCATGCAGAATGACGGCGAGGGCGGCGACGACGATGAAGATCGCGACGACACCGATGGCGGCAATGAAGGCGCCGGCGGCCAACTCGCGGCTGACGAAGAAGCCGAGACCCTGTTCCTGGTCCTGGGCGATTTCGCCAACGCCGAGTCGCTGGACGACTGCACGATCGAAAACTACTCGGGCCCGCCGGCGGATCTCGACGCGGCCGACAAGATCATCGTCGAGCACGATGGCGAGTCGAAGGTCCTGAAGGGCGGCGACGAAGCCCCGGCCCCGGTCGCCGAAGCCGAGCCGCCGCAAGAAGCCTCGCCTGAGAACCCGGCCGTGCTGTCGAAGGGCGGCGCCGAAGAGTTCGTCGAGACGCCGGTCGAGGAACTGCGCCAGCAGGCCGGTCGCAAGACCAGCACGGCCCTGAGCCAGTCGGCCAAGGCGGAGAGCATCCGCGCCGAGGTGGAGAAGTCCATCAAGCCGAAGAAGCCCAGGACGGCCAAGTCGAAGGACACCGGCCCCCTGTAGTGACCTGGTGCGCCGTGGCGGTGTCGCGGCGCACCACATTCCCCTGACGAGGAAACCATGACCAAGCTGATCACCCTGGACCTGGGCGGAAACCTGGGCGTCACGATCGGGCCGCTGTCAGCCGAGGCGCGCGCGGCCCAAGTCAAGTGCTTCACCATCAAGCTGAAGGAGACCACGCGCGTCGGGGTCTGGCTGAACTCGGCGACCGAAGAGCTTCATCGGCTGGTCCGGGAGAACCCTGGCGCGACCTGGGCCTGCGAGAAGCCCGACACGCGCGGCCTCATGTACTTCGGGATCCGCAAGAACATGTGCCTGCTGGGCCACGTCTACAGCGTCCTGGCCGTCTACGGGATCTACGAGATGCAGGAGGTGACCGTGCCTCAGGCGAAGTTGCGTCTGGCCGGCCACGGCCGCGCTGACAAGGACCAGATGATCGCCGCTGCCCAGGCCAAGGGCTACTCGGCCAAGAACGAGCACGAGGCGGACGCCTGCGGGATCCGCGAGGTGGTCATCTTCGGTCCGGAGGAGACCAAGGCGCAGAAGGCCAAGCGCGCCGCTGCGGCTAAGCGGAAGGTCAAGGAACAGGCGAAGGGCCCCAAGCTGCTGTGAGCAAGACCAACAACCGGCGCGGCGCGGCCGCCGTCACCTATCCGATCGATCGTCTCCACTGGTACGTCGAGAGCGGCGACAACACCCGCGGCCTTCTCGACGTCGAGAAATTCGAAGGCGGGATCTGGGATCCATGCTGCGGCATGGGGAACATCGTCAGGGCGGCGATCGGCGAGGGCTACACCACGTCAATCGGCACCGACCTGAAGCGCCGAGTTCCGCGCCGCACCCCATGGTTCGGCGGCACCCACGATTTTCTTCGCACTAGGTGGGGCCGAGCCCCGCGCAAGAACATCGTGATGAACCCGCCGTTCTTCGGGGCCAAGGGGACCGAGGAGTTCATCCGCGCCGCCCTGGCCCTGGAGGGGGTCGAGAAGGTCTGCGTCTTCGCGAACCTCGGCTTCCTGGCCAGCAACGGTCGGTGGGAGGGTCTCTACATGGACCATCTCCCGAACCGGGCCTACGTCATTGCCCCGCGCCCGTCGTGCCCGCCTGGCTACCACATCTGGGCCGGCGGCGACGTAGGCGGCGGCACCGCCGACTGGATCTGGCTGGTCTACGATCTGACCGCGCCGCGTCCGACACACATCGACATGGGCCGCGTCAAGCCGCGCGCCCGCCAACCCTGACAGGAGAACCGCATGAAGCTTCGTCCCACCAAGGTCGCATCGACGCCCGTCCGCGATCCCAAGATCATCGTCCACCCGACGCGGCGCATCGCTGTCGACCTGTTCGCCGGCGGGGGCGGCGCGTCCGAAGGCTTCAAGATGGCGACCGGGCGAGACCCGGACGTGGCCGTGAACCACAATCCGATCGCGATCGGGATGCACAAGGCCAACCACCCGAATTGCCGCCACTTCATTGAGGACGTGCGCAAGGTCGACCCCATCGACGCCTGCAGCTTCGACGCCATGCTGTGCGCTGTCGACAGCTTGTGGCTCAGCCCCGACTGCACCCACTTCAGCAAGGCGCGCGGCGGCAAGCCTGTCGAGAAGGGCATCCGCTCTCTGGCCGAGGTGCTGATCGACTGGCTCGACGCCCTGGCGCCCTACGACTGCCACCCGCGCCTGATCCTTCTGGAGAACGTGGAAGAGTTCAAGGACTGGGGCCCGGTCCTGGAGAACGGCAAGCCCTGCCCTGAGAACAAGGGCATCGACTTCCGCCGCTTCGTGAAGAACATCGAGCGCCACGGCTACAAGGTCGAATGGCGCGAGCTGATCGCCGCCCAAGCCGGCGCTCCAACGACCCGCAAGCGCCTCTACCTGATGGCGCGCCGCGATGGTCAGCGCATCCGCTGGCCGGCCGCTCGCTTCCACTCGGCCAAGGACCTGCGCGAAATGCCGCTGCTGGACCTGACTCTGTGGCGCTCTGCCGCCAGCATCATCGACTGGGGCGTCGAGATCCCGTCGATCTTCAGCCGCAAGCGGCCGTTGAAGCCCAAGACGCTGCGCCGCATCGCCCGGGGCGTGGATCGGTTCGTGGTCAACTCCGGCAATCCCTTCATCGTCCCGGTCACCCACACCAGCGACAAGTCCGGAAACGCGGCCATGCCGTCCACCGAGCCGCTGCGCACGGCGACCGCTGCCAAGGGCGGAGAGTTCGCCCTGGCCGCGCCGACGATCGTCCCGCTGACCCACGATGGCGGCGAGAGCAGGGTCTACGATCCGCTCGACCCGATGCGGTCCGTGACCGGCGCGAACCGCGGCGAGATGGGCCTGGCCGTTCCGACCCTCATCCCGCGCTACGGCGAGCGTGAAGGGCAGGAGCCTCGAGTCCTTTCCGCCGATGGGCCGTACCCGACCCCCGTTCCGGGCGGCAACGGCGGCGACCTGGCCGCGACCTTCCTGCAGAAGATGGCTGAGAACGGTATCGGCACGCCGATCACTGGGCCGCTGGACACGGCGATGGCCGGCGCGACGAAGCACTACCAGGTCGCCGCGCACCTGGCGCGCGAGTTCGGCACCGGCGTTGGAAGCGATCCATCTAACCCGGCGCCGACGGTCATGCCCGATGGCGGCGGCAAGACCAAGGTCGTCGCCAGCCACCTGACGCGCATGGCGAAGGGCCAGGTCGGAAGCGATGCGACCGAACCGGTGAAGACCGGCACGAGCCATGCCAAGGACGGCATCGTCGCGGCGTCCATGCTCCAGCACAACGGCGACCGCGTCGGGCGTCCGGCTGACGAACCGGTCACCGCGCTGACAGAGCGCAGCACCCAGCAGCAGCTGATGGCCGTGAGCCTGGACAGCTACTATCGCACCAGCGCTCCGGCGAGCCCTACCGACCCGACCAAGACGATCACCGAACGCGATCGGATCTGCGTCCAGGCCGCCTACATGGAGCAGGCCAACACGGGCATGGTCGGCCACGACATGCGTTCGCCGGTCAGCACCATCATGGGCAAGGGCTGCACCCAGCGCCTGGTCGAGATGGGCCTCATGCCTGTCGATAGCCCGGAAACCTCGACCCGCGCCCACGTCCTGGACCTGCTCTGGAACGAGTTCGGCGCGCCGACGGAAGAGGAATGGGCTGACCCGACGGCCACGTCTCAGAGCCGCCTGCGCTTCGGGCTGGTGATCTTGGACGGCGCGGTCTGGATGATCGTCGACATCGGCATGCGTATGCTTACGCCGCGCGAACTGTTCTCGGCCCAGGGCTTCCGCCGCGACTACATCATCGACCGCACCGACGAGGGCAAACCCATCACTAAGACCGCCCAGACCGCCGCCGCGGGCAACAGCGTCTGCCCGCCTATGGCGGAGGACCTGTACCGCGAGAACCTGACCTGGCTGGAACTGCCGGCACGGATGGCCGCGTAGAACGGAGGAGACGATGGTCGCCAAGAACAAGGAGGGCCGGAGCACGGTCCTCGACCAGTACCGCCCGGCGCACGCCCTGCTCACCGTCCAGACGGCCAAGACCGTCAAGGGCGAGGATCTGGGCTACGCCTCGGCGATCATGTACCTGCAGCCGCACACCTTGGTCTCGGAGAAGAGCCTGTGCCCTCATAGCAGTCCGGCCTGCCGGGCGGCCTGTCTCGCCGGCGCGGGGATGAACGATCTTCCCCGCCAGGTAAACGCCAGGACGGAGCGGACCCGGCTCTTCGTCGAGGACCGCGACGCCTTCATGGGCAAGCTGACGACGCAGATCCTGGACCTGATGGCGGTCTCTACCCAGGCCGGAAAGAGCCTGGCCGTCCGCCTCAACGGCACGTCCGACATCCTGTGGGAGCGGATCCAGACGCCGATGGGCCTGAACATCTTCGACCTGTTCGGGAACGTCCGCTTCTACGACTACACCAAGATCCCGATCCACAAGCGCGATGTGCCGGCGAACGTGCACCTAACCTTCTCGCTTGACGAGGAGAACTTCGATCAGGCCGTGGCCTACCTTCGCGCCGGCCAGAGCGTCGCCGCCGTCGTGCCGGCCGAAGAGAAGCTGGAAGACGGCGCGTGGTTCGCGCTGGGCGACCAGCAGGTCAACGTGGTCGACGGCGACCTTCACGATCTGCGCTTCCTGGATCCGCCGGGTAGCCTGGTGATGCTGAAGCCCAAGGGCAACCACATCGCCGGCACCGAACTGATCCAGCGCGGCCTGGTTCGCCGTCTGATCATGGCGGGGAGGAGCGCGGCATGACGCCCTTCCACCAGTTCCGCCTCGAGGTCGCCCGCATCGTTGATGACCTCGGGCCCAAGAGCAGGTCTATGGTCTACGACGTGGCCACCGACACCCTGCGCGACATCTGGCGCGCCAGGTCCGCCGCCGCCTACGACTACAGCCTGTGGGGTGCCTTCTGGTACGAGGCGACGCGAGAGGATTTCGATCAGGCGATCGGGAAGCTTCGGTCAATGACCCCGCCCCAGATCACGCGCGAGATCGGACGAGCTCAGTTCGACGAGGCGTCGATCATCCTGGTGCCGGGCGAGTGCTGGATCGTGGGGAAGTCCTACGCTTTTCTGATCGCCATGGTCAGCAGCAGCATGGAGTGGGACTATCGGGCCCACGCCAACGTCGAGAAGTGGAAGGCTTTCATCACGTCCACGGGGAAAAAGATGAAGGCCTTCCAGTCCGGAAACGACTCGACCACGGCTTCGAGCCATGATGCCGCCATGCGCTCGCTCCGGCGCATGATCGAAACCAAGATGGGCGTGTCCTTCGAATGAACGACCTCTTCGGAGATCTGCCCGCCTCGAAGCGGCCGCAGAAGCCCCAGGAGCGTCCGAAGACCGCCGCCGCGCCACAACGGCCCGCTGAACGATCTTCCCCCGCTCCTGCGCCCGCTCCAGTGGCCGCGCCGACGCCTTGCGGGCGGGACTTTCTCGGCGCGCACAAATGCCGCGTCGGCGGCGGCCACGCCTACTACAGCGACGACTTCGGCAGGACCTGGTTCTGCGACCAGCACATGCCGCCCAACTTCTTGCCCAAGAGGCCATGACAATGCGTTCTGACCCCAACGACGAGGCCCTGCCCTTCAACCTCCAGGCCGAGACCGGCATCCTGGGCGCCCTGATGTTCGATCGCCAGGCCTATTCCGCGATTGAAGACATGCTCCAGGGCCAGCATTTCTATCTGCCCGGCCACGCGCTGATCTTCGACGCCATCGTCGGGATCTACAAGAAGGATGGCGAGGTCGATCCCGTCCTGATCGACCGCGCCCTCAAGGGCCAAGAGGACTACGAGGTCCTGGCCAATGACCGCGGTGCGATCGGCTATCTGACCGACCTGCTGCGAAATGCGCCGCCCTGGCGCAGCACGCCCCAGTACGCCGAGATCATCGTCGACAACGCCGTGCGCCGAGAGATCATCCGCCTGGCGCGCTATACGATCGACGAGGCTAGGAGCAATCGCGAGGAGAACGCGCTGGACGTGATCAGCGCGGCCCAGAAGAACATGGACGAGGTGGCGGCGTTCGGCCCCACCAAGGTCGCGTGGGTCGACTTGGGCGCGGTCTATCTGCGCCAACTCCACAAGGCGCGCGATCGCGGCGGCGACGAGCCCGGCATCCCCACCGGGATCCACGATCTCGACAAGGTCCTGGGCGGCCTGCGCCCGTCGACCACCAACGTCCTGGGCGCGCGTCCCGGCATGGGCAAGTCGGCCGTGGCGGTGCAGATCGCCCTGAACATGGCCAAGGCCGGCTATGGCGTGGCCTTCTTCAGCCTGGAGATGCCCGAGGAGCAGCTGGCCACCCGCTTCGGCTGCGCGCTGGCCTATGACCGCATGGCCCCGGTCTACAGCGGAAAGTCGACCAACCCGACCTATGAGGACTTCGAGCGCGGCAACCTGACGGAGGCGCAGTGGGCGCGCCTGGAGGACGCCGCCGGAGAACTGGCCGAGTTGCCGATCTACATGGACTTCCGCTCGAAGATGAAGGTCAGCCAGATGTCGGGCGCGGTCCGGCGCCTGCAACGCGAGTGGAAGAGGCGCGGCCTCAAGGGCGGAGTGTCGATCGTCGACCACATCCTCCACGTCGCCGGCTCGGATCCCAAGGTGACCGACCCGACCCAGAAGTTCACCGAGATCTCCGGCTCGCTCCTGGATATGCACAAGACTCTGGAGATGCCTGGCCTGGTCCTCTGTCAGCTGAACCGGAGCGTGGAGTCGCGCGACGACAAGCGCCCGACCATGTCGGACCTGAAGTTTACCGGCGCGCTGGAGGAGGACGCCTACAGCGTTTCGTTCCTCTACCGGCCGGAATACTACAACCGGCCGCCCGTGGGCGACGAGGAGAGCCCCAAGGCGGCCAAGGCCTGGGAGCAGTACCACGCCGACAAGAGGCGCTGGGCCAACCGCCTTCTGTGGCTCCAGGAGAAGAACCGCGGCGGCCGTGGCCAGCAGCAGGTCGAGATGTTCTGCGACATCGGCTGCAACGCGGTTCAGAACCTGGACATGATGGCGGCCGACAACGGGAGCCTCGTCTTCCCGACGGGCGGCGCCGTCTTCGGGGATGACGTCTGACGATCTCAGGTCTATGAGAGAAGGGCGGGCGGCGGAGTTACCAGCTCACGCCGCCCAGACATAGGCTTCAACTAGGAGGGAGCAAGCCAATGCCAAGCGGCAATCTACGTACTTTCGCGCGCGTCCACAAGGACCGCACCCAATGAGCGCGCTTGCTTTCGGCCTGGCCTGCAAGGTCCAGTGCCCGACGCCGCCGTCGAAGCTGCTGCTTCTGCTGCTGGCCAACCGCGCCGGCCTTGATGGCCTCATTTTCCCAAGCCAGACAACGCTTGCCGAGGAAAGCGGCCTGAGCGAGCGCGCTGTCCGGGAACATCTGGCGCGCCTCGAAGACGCGCAGCTGATCAAGAGGACGCGAAGGACTCGAGGGGATGGATCTCGCACGTCCGACAGTTTCGAGCTGCTTTACCTACCGGCAGATTTCGTCTGGCCCGAGGCCGTCCAACCGGCAAAATCCAGCAAGGCCAACCGGCAGGATAAGGCGTTTCAACCGGCGAGATCTGCCGGGCTGAACTACGAAGATAATCTCCAAGAGGAATCATCCTCGCTACGCTCGGATATACTCGAGGCGGAATTTGAGGATGTCCCGCTCACCGACGAAGAGCGGGCGGCGAAGGAAGAGGCTGACCGACTGGCCGCCGAAGCCGCTAAGGAGGCTGCGCGCCTGGAGGCGATCGCCATGTCGTCGGCCTTCGACAAGTTCTGGCACTTCTACCATCGCAAGGTCGCCAAGCCGAAAGCCATCGCGGCCTACAAGAAGGCCGTGGAGCGCATCCGTAAGGAGCGTCCCGACGCCGATCCGCACGAGGTCATCCTGGAAGGTCTACGGGCCCACTGGAAGGGCTTCGAGCTGCTGCACAAGACCAAGCAGGACTTCGCCATCCCGCACCCCACCACCTGGTTGAACCAGGACCGCTACAACGACCGCCCTGAGAACGGAGGCGCAAATGTCCAAATCCCTCGTGACCACCAACGCCAGCAGCGAATTGACAACGCTCTCGACGGCGCTCGCCAGTTCCTTGAGGAGGAATAGCAGCGCCAAGGAGGCGATCCGGGACCTGGTGCGAGATCCTCAGGCCAGGGCGGCCGCGGCGGCATCTGTCCCTGACCTGCAGGCCATGAACCAGCCCATGACGAGGAAGGACATGGTGGACATCTTGGAGCCCCTGATCGCCGTCTATGGCGACACGAAGACCACAGACGAGTGGCGAGTGGCCTGGCGCGAGTTCTATGAGACCATCGGCCACCTTCCGGCGCTCGCCCTGCTGGCCGCAAAGCAGGCCTACAAGGCTCAGCCGAACGCCTTCACGTTCCCCAAGCCGGGGCCGCTCCTGGCCCTGGCCGAGGAGAAGAGGGCCGAGTTGGCCCGAAACCTCCGATGGGCCAAGATCATCGCCACGATCGATCCGATGGCCACCCTCGACGAAATCCAGGCCGCCTACGCCGCGTCCTTCGACCAAGGAGACTGAAATGGAAATGCCCCGCCCCGAGAACACCAAGCGCCTGCGCTTCATGCGCACCATCGAGACCGGCCTCACCGGACGCGAGGCGCTGATCCGCGCCGAAGTGATCATGCTGGTGTCGGCCGACTACGACGGATCGGCCGCGGCGATCGCGATCGACATTGGCGACATGAAGGCGCCGAAGATCGATCTCGTGCCCATGCCCGACTGGTTCGAGCTTCTCGGTCACGGCCTGGCGCTCGTCGGCGACGAAGAACTGGCGGCCGAGACCGCCACGCTCTGCGATGACATGGACGAGGTCGAGCGCGGACTGAACGCGCCCAAGCTGCCCGACGTCATCCAGAACGTCCTCGACGGAAAGGTGAGCCTCAAGCCGAAGGATCGCCTCCTGGGCTCGTCCGGGATGTCGGTTAAGCAATGACGCCTCAGAAGCAGATCTTCCGGCACCGGCCCGAGAACGGCGTCTACGGCGATTGCTATCGCACCGCCCTGGCCTGCATCCTCGACATGAAGCCGGAAGATCTCCCCCATGAGCACCGGGTGTTCGGCGACAATGAACAGCGGCAATTCTACGACGCGGCCCTTAAGCCTTTCGGCTTCAAGATCGCCCTGTTCGCCTGGACCTGCAGCCTGGAGGAGGTTTTCGAGGTCATGAAGATCTCGAACCCCGGCATCCACTACATCCTCTCTGGATGGAGCCGATCCAACTGCAACCATTCTGTCGTCGCACTCGAGGGCGAGATCGTTCACGACCCCTCGCTGACAAACGCCGGAATCGTCGGCCCTTGCGACAACGGTGCCTACTATGTCGAGTTGCTGGTGAGGGCCTGATGGCGGGCTCGGAGGCAGAAGAGCGCATCCGGGCCCTAGTCGTGGCGGCCATGCGCCGCCGGTGGCCGGACGCCAGGATCATCCACGAGCTCGTCCTGGACCAGGGCGTGGTGCGGATCGACCTGGCGGCCGTCACCGAGGACCATATCGCCTTGGCCGAGATCAAGAGCGAGCGCGACGTCCTCACCCGCTTGCCAAAGCAGCTCTCGCTGGCCACGAAGATCGCTGGCGAGACCTGGCTCTGCACCACGCTGAAGCACGCCGGCGAACTGGATCACATGCGATGGGACCGAAAGGCGCCGGAGCTCAGCGCGGCTCTGCGACACACGGTTCTGATGTTCGAACAGGACGGGTTGCTGAAGCCGAGACATGCGGGCGGCATGGACGCGCCAGTCCCGGACGTCCGCTCGGTCCTGATGATGTTGTGGGCCGCCGAGCTGCAGCTGATCGCCAAGCCCTTCGGCGGGTGGTCCAAGCCGCGCTTCTGGTGCATGCGCGCGATCGTGGAGAACATGAGCGGCCGCGAGATCCGGCGCGCCGTTTGTCAGGCCCTGCGCCGGCGAACCTTCGCCCGGGCCGATGATCCGATCGGCGTCTTGCCGCCGGAGGAGAAGGTCAAGGCTCAGAACCTATTCCGAGATCCTGCGCCGGCGCCGGACTTCGATTGGCAGGCCTGGCGAGAACAGGTCGCCCTCCTGGGCCAGGCTCAATCCTGATCCCAGAAGGCCAGGTCGCTGATCTGGCCGCGGACCACCTCGAGTCGCCCGCGCAGGACGCGAATAGCGCTCATGGTCGCCGAGGTGACGGCGTCCTGGTGCAGGGCCTCAAGCGCCCGTTCAGCGTCCGTCACTTCGATCACCGCCTCGTAGCACCGCGACCAGATCTCGCGCGCCTTATCCGGATCGTAATTCGGATCCAGGAACGGCGGATTGATTGCGCCGGCCGCGCGCTCGGCCGCCTTGACGATGTCGCCGAGCCCGTTCATCCGCGCCAGGTCCAGGAACGGCGTCTGGTCGTGCATCCCGTCGACCAGCGCCAAGAACAGGGCCATGGCCATGGACTTCAGGTCCGGATCTCCGAAGCCGACGCGCTCGAGCGCCTCGTCATAGCGGCTCGCCCAGGACGGATTGGCCGCCGCGCCGAGTGCCACGGCCGCATAGAAGGGGTTGAAGGGCCTCATGCCCCTCTGCTGCGCCGGAGGAAGCTTCGGGGCTTCCTGGCGTCTCCACGGGGCGTCGCCGGCCTTTGTCGGTGAGGACCTGGCGGGAGCTGTCGGTCGCGGGAAGAGCTTCTCCAGGCGCCCCAGGAGATCATCTCGATAGGCGCGGCCCAGATCCGCGTCCGAAATCTGGTCGGCCGCCGCACGTAGGCGCTTCTTCAAGTCGACCTTCTGCTCCGGCGTCTGCAAGGGCATGGCGTCGCGCTCTCGCACGAACAGCGCCTCGACGAACGGGACGGTGCGCTGCAGCTGAGCGCGCAGGATCTCCGGCCCCTTGTCCTTCAGGATGTCATCCGGATCCTTGCCGCCCACCAGGTGGGTGAAGCGGAACGATCGGCCAGACCTGAGCATGGGGAGACTCTTGTCGATCGCACGGCTGGCGGCGCGCTGGCCGGCCTTGTCTCCGTCGAAGCATAGGGTCGGCTCTGGATGCAGCCGCCACAGCGTCTCCATCTGCTCCTCGGTCAGGGACGTGCCCATGGCGGCGACGGCCGGCACGTTGGCGCGCTGACAGGCGATGACGTCCATGTACCCTTCGACCACCACCATCGGCGTCTTGGTCGCGCCGGCGGCCTGGCCGGCATGCAGAAGCCTCCGGGCGTCGGGAAGGCCGTAGAGCACGCGGCTCTTCTGGAAGATGTCCGTCTCGGGGCCGTTCAGATACTTCGCCTTCGCGCCCTTCTCCATCGCGCGGCCACCGAACGAGACCAGACGCCCACGGCCGTCGGCAATCGGGAACATGATGCGATCGCGGAATCGATCGTATGGCGGTGAGCCATCCTCAGGGCGGATCAGCAGGCCGGCGTCGACCAGGGCGTCCGGATGCGCGCCCTTGGCCACGAGGTAGTCCTTCAGGGCCGTGCGGCCGCCTGGCGCGTACCCGATCCCGAACCGTTTCCATTCCGCCTCAGGAAGGCCGCGCTTCTCCAGGTAGGCGCGCGCCGCCTCGCCGGCCGGGCGTCTTAGCTCCGCCTCGTACCAGGCGGCCGCGAGGTCGATCCAATCCGAGAGAGTGGCGCGCCGCCGCTCAGTCTCCACGGTCTTCTGGTCCGGCTCAGGCATGGCCATCCCGGCCTCGCCCGCCAGCCGCTCGACCGCCTCGTGGAAGGTCAGGCGCTCGGTCTCCTGGAGGAAAGAGATCAAGTCCCCGTGCTTCCCGCTGCTGAAGCAGTGATAGAAGCCCTTGTCGTCGTTCACGAAGAACGAGGGGCTCTTCTCCTTGGTGAACGGCGACAGGCCGGCGTACTCGCGGCCTTGGCGCCGGAGCTTCACGCTCTTGCCGATCACGTCGGACGGGCGGAGGCGGCTCTTGAGCTCCTCCAGGAAACTGTCAGGGATGCGCATGTCAGGGGTACTCAGGTGTGGGTGAACAGGTCCTTCTGCGGCATGTTGGCCACAGCGGACGGATTGATCCATAGTACCTCGGTCCGCGGGCGCGCACCGTCGGCCAGGGCCTGGCGCTCGATACGCCGCCATCCAGACAGACGCTCGTCATAGAGCGCATGCGGATAGCCCGAGAGCACGACCATGCCCTTCAGAGACAAGAGAAGATCCAGGAGGGCCTGGTGTTGCCCATCCGTCAGCTCGTGCTTGTACGAACCGCCGCCGGGGCGCCTGGCGACGCGCGTGCGCGTGGCGTGCAGATAGGGCGGGTCGACGTAGTGCAGGGTCTCCGGAGTGTCATGCTGGCGCATGACCTCGAGTCCATCCTTGCACTCAATCGTGATGCCCTGCAGGCGCGCCACGGCCTGGCCCAGGGCCGCGCCATAATTGACCCAGTCGTGCGCCGGCGTCGTGCCGTTCCGATTGCTGTTGGACCGAAAGCCCGTCCGATAGGGGCTGGTCGGTCCGTCGGACCCGTGGCCCATGAAGGATCGCACCACAAGGCGGCGCGCCCGTTCGACGCGACAGTCGCATGGGTCATAGGCCTCGTTGAACTCCTCACGCGCGAACGGTGTCAGCTGCAGCATCCGCTTCAGCTGGCCGGCCGTGCGGCGGTTTCGCAGAACGCGGAACAGGTTGACGACGTCCTTGTCGAGGTCGTTGTAGACCTCGGAGTAGCAGCGGTCCTTGCGCATCAGCACCGAGGCCGCGCCGCCGAAGGGCTCGACGTAGATCCGATGGGGCGGGAAGTTCTCGATGATCCAGGGCGCCAGCATCCACTTTCCGCCGTGCCAACGAAGGACGGGTCGATCAACGCTCATTCCGGCGGATCTCCTCGCCAACCACAAACCCGGCAGGCCGGAACCTCGGACATGCACGAAGAGCAAGGCGCGGACCTGAAGCAGCTGCATCCCCCAAGACCAGGGTCTCTTTCCAGCCACAGCATGCCTACGCATCCTGGACGGCCGCAGATGTCACCTTCTTCATCCCCGAAGGCTTTAGCGGTGTGGCGACCGAGCAGGATGTTGAGCATCCAACTAGCTGAGCGATATTTGCGCGCGGCTCTCTTTCTGCGCCGATTTGTGGATCTCAGGTTTCGCATCGAAACTTCTCCTGCTTGCGCGCCATGATGCCGGCTCGGCGCATGGGCGCGTCATAGGTGTTGTGGCACCGCTGGCACCAGGACTTCAGGTTCGGCCTGTCGCCGGGGACGCCGTTGTCCTCCGGCTGGTGGTTGAGGTGCGCTGTGGTCAGGACCACGATCGACCCCGTCACCGGGTGGGGCTTGCCGTTCTCCGCCCGGCAGTCGGGATAGGCCGGCGATCCCTCGCACCGGTTTCCGGCGCGCTCCCGGACCTCGAGAACGATCACCTGCCACTCGGCGCGTGGCGGGTAGCGCTTCTTGTTCTCCGCGCGGATGGGCATGGTTCAGTCGATTGTGATGCCGGCCGGCATGAAGTTGCCGACGCAGACCTTGCCTGTCACGTTTCCGGCGCGCCACCGGAAGCCGTCTCGGTTCTTGGCGCAGAAGACCATGGCGTGATGGATCTCGTCGACTTGGTAGCCGCGGGCCGCCACGGCGCGCCTGTCCTGCTCCTCTCGCCCCGGCAAGACGACCAAGCCGTAGAAGGCGATGGCCAGGGCGCCGAACAGGATGATGATGGCCAGGTTGGATATAGAGCTGCTCCGCGCCATATCAGACCGCCTTCTCGATGATGAAGATCTCGCCCGGTTCGTCGACCATGACCATGAAGCGCGCCGCCGGGTGGTAGTAGCCCTTGCTGCGGATCATGGCGGCCAGCTGTTCCCGATCGGGGATCTGCATGCCGGCGGGAATGTTGAACCAGTCGACGTTGAGGAAGCTGATCGGATTGCCGCCGCCGAAACAGAAGCCGGCCGTCAGCTTGGGCGGCAGCTGATAGACGCGGACGGGGATGTCCTTCTCGGCGATCGTGAAGACGGGCGCGGCCGGCGGGATGATCTTCAGCTCCTGGAGCTTCCTGATCACAGCCTTGGCGGCGATGCGGGACGTCCAGTCCTGATCGATGCTGTCCTGAATGGCCTCGTCGATATCGTCCTCGAAAGGCGACCAGTCGATAGGCTGGCTCAAGATCTCATCGGCGATCACGCCCAGGTCTAGCTCCTGGATATCGACGTAGAGGTAGACGGTCTTCGGACCATCTTCCCCACCTTCGAAGGCGGTGGCCCCGATCTTGGATGCGCTTTCGGACTCGATGGCGTCACGGATCGCTTTGATGATGATGTCGCGCATGATCAGTGCACCCCGCGATAGTAGGCGGCCGGACGCCGCATCAGCAGTTCGTGCATGGCGGCGAGAAGGGCGTTGGCGCGATCGGCGCGCGCCGTCGTGTCTTCCAGGGTCGTCAGCTCGCTCATGAGAGAGACGTGGGGCGCCGCGTGGATGATCCTTTGCCGCGCATAGGCGTCGGCCAAGGGTTCGAACCTGGTCTTGCGGCCGCCGGCGAAGTGGTAATGCCGGACGCGGCATGCCACGCCCGACCTGGCCAGGACAGAGGCCGTCATCTCGGATTGCTCTTCGCCCGCCACCGCGACGAGATCCGCGTCGTACTCGATCACGGCCTGGCAGATGTGCTGGGCCCAGATCGCCGGGTTCTCGTAGCAGCCGCTCAGATCCGCGAGCACGTAGCCGAGGCCCGTGACCTGGCCGACGCCGGCGACAACGATGCCGCACACGTCCTTGGGATAGAACGGCGGGTCGATGCCGATGACGACCCGATCCAGCTTCTCGTGGATCTCCGTCTCCCAGCGGAAGAAGATGGGATAGCCGAACATGTTCATGGTCAAATCTCCTCGTCGCCGGGGAACGGCATGCGCCCGACGTCGAGGACCTTGCCGCAATCCAGGCAGGTCTCGACCGGCACTCCGTCTCCGGTGGGGTACTGGCGCACAGACTCGTGGGCGCAGCTGTCCTGCATCTCCTGGATGACCTCGTCCTTGGCGGCGTCGGTCAGGGTGATGCGGTGCGGCTGCACGTCGATCGGCGAGACGATGTCCAGGCCCCATTCCTGGCGGTAGGCGTCCAGGGCCTTGTGGGCCACGTTGAGCTCGTCGAACTCACCCCAGTCCGCGACGTCGCCGTTCTTGTGGTAGCCGGCCACGCCCTGGCTGTCAGAGGTGATGGCCACGAAGCCTTCGACGGCCTCGACCAGCAGCGCCGTGGCGTCCACCTGGTGCATGGGGAGCGCAGAGCCGCTGGGCTTGGTGGCCTGCTTGATGCGGATCTTGTCGATCGCGCCCCAGACGCGGGCGAGTTCGGCCTCGGCCGCCTGCTGCATGTCGACCATCTGGCCCTTCAGGTAGACGGCCAGAGTCAGCAGCACGCCGCCCGCTTCCTGGGTGATGTGGCCAGCCGGGCGCGCGGCGACGTATCGGACCAGCGCCGGGATCCGGGCGAAGTCGTAGCCGGCCGCCTGCAGCAGCTCGAGCACCTCCTCGAGGAACCGATCGCCGCGCTCCACGGGGTCGGTCATGACCTCGGGCGGGAAGCAAGCCGAGCCCCAGTCCCAGACGCGATCCTGGAAGCCTTGCGGCGCGCCCAGACGCTTCAGGGCGTCCCGAGCAATGCCGGACGCCTCGCCAGGCGGCCAGTCCTCCAGTTCCGTCCAGCTGTGGCCGTCGCCGTGATGGCGCACGACTCGGCCCTCATGAATGGACTCGAGGGCCTGGCGCAGACCGACGATCCTGTCGTGCGAAACGCTGTTGGCGCGCAGCAGATCGCCATTCCGCCGACGCAGGCTCGCCACCTCCTCGCGCAAGGCCTTCACCTCGTCGACCAGCGGGATGATGTTCGCCGGCTGCGCGGCCGCCATGTACTCGGTCAGCTGGCGGCCGTTCTCGTCCCAGTCCAGGCCATAGCCGCCATCTTCGTCGGCGTGCATCTCGCGTTGCAGCTCGACCAGATCGCCGTTCTCGACGCCGCCGATGACGCGCGGCGTCGTCTTTCCGGGCGCGGCGTCACAGAGCAGGACGTAGGACAGGAAGTCCGGGCTGCTGTCGACCTTGAGGTGGTCGTTCTCCCAGACGCCGGGCGCGATCGTCTGGGCACGCTGCGCCTTGGCGCGCAGCTCCACCAGTTCCTTGATGGTCATGGCCATGGTTACGCCTCCCCGCGCGGCGGGAGGACGATCACGTCCGCCCCTTTGTTCTGGGCCGCCTTCGCCTTGACGGTTTCGACCATGGCGGCGATCGCCTCGTCGGCCTCGGTCGCCCAGGTCTCCGGCGAATGGATGGCGAAACCCAGGAGGAAGTGCAGGGCGGCGGCATACTCGGCCTCCGCCTTCTCCGGCACGATGACCATGCCAGCGTCGCGCAAAAGCCTGCCGATGCCATGGAGCCTCCACGGTTGGGTGGACAGGCCCAGGACGATGGCGACCGGATCGGGCTTCTGGTCGCCCGGGTCGCGCGGCAAGACGATGCTGTCCGTTGCCGGCCAGAGTTCTTTCTTGGCGTGCTCGATGGCGCGCTCGGCCATGGCCAGGGACATGGCGTCGGGCGCCTGGTCGGCCGGCAGGGTGGTGAAGATGGCGCGAGCCATGCTTTCGGGGGTCAGGGGCATGGTAGCTTCCTTCAGGGGTTGACGAGGATCGCGAAGACCTCGACGGGGTTGGGACCGAAGAACTCATGGGTGATCGTCTGGCGCTCATAGCCGCGCCAGGGCAGTTCCAGGCGCGTCTCGCCCAGCACGCCGCCGCCGGCCGGATAGCCCTTGGTCAGGACGATCCGGTCATATTCGCGGCCCTCAAGCTTCTTGACGAAGTAGGGCGTGACCAGGCGGTATTCGAACCGCTTGGTGCCGGCCGCGATCTCGTCGAAGTAGCGGTGCTTCATGGGCAGGGTCAGGGTGCGCATGGGCTTATTCTCCAGGCCCAGATGCTGGACGAAGATGTCCGAAACCATCTGGGCCACCTTGGGGTTGGTCAGGTCAGGAATGGCCATCGGGATCGATGCCGAGTTCGCCGAAGATCTTCTCCATCTCCACTTCCGCGTCGGTGGGCTGGTTTCCGTGGCCGGAAATGGCTTTCCAAGCCAAGATCAGCGCCTTCTTCATCCGAGGTGCGGCGGCCATCAGGTCGGCGTGTTGGCGGACCTGCTGTGGGGTCAGGTCGCCGTTGTGCACGGCCACGCCGACGGCCAGGCCATCATGGCGCAGGATGTTGATGTCCTGGACATGCTCCTCGGCGTCCTGAGGCCCGGTGTGCCAGCCATCCTCGGTCGGCGTCACGTTGCCCTTGAAGAAGGTGACGCCCGGCGCCGAGATCTCGACGCCGCCGATCTTGGCGCTGAACATGATGTCCCTGATGGCGAAGTCGCGAGGCTCTTCCTTCTCGACGTCGAACGCCCGGAGCATCCATTGGTCCTCTGGGTGCCATTCGGTCTTGCCCCACCAGACCGCGATCGGGCGCACCTTTCGGGGCGTGATCTCGCCGCGGTAGTTGCGGTAGACGAACTCGAACGGTGGCCAGGCGCGCGTCGGCGTGCCGTTGATCTCCGGGTCCACGAGGACGCGGATCGGGTGGATGGTGCCGTCGCCGAGCCATTCGACCGACAGGCAAGCCCCGTTGAAGAGCATGCCCAGTTCGATGTCTTCCGGCGCCCAGCGAGTATGGGTGCACACGACGTCGGCGGCCATGCCGACCACCGGCCCCTGGGCGAAGTGGAGCGGGCCGTAGCTCTGGTCCAGGCCAGCGGTGCCGGTCTTGCCCTTGAAGTTGATGGATCGCATCGGAGGTCCTTTCAGGCGTCCAGGTCGATGTTCGACCAGTCCAGGGGGGCGGGCCGCGCGTGGTGGGCGAACGTGCCCTCCAGCGTGGCGCGCGGGTTGATGATCAGGCATGCGACCCAGGCCAGGAGGCCGACCGCTGCTCGCAGGATCCAGATCGCGAGCTGCAGCAGCAGGATCACGCCCTGGACCAGGTAGGTGAAGAAGAAGACGGCGATCAGCAGAAAGCCGAGGACGGCGAGCTCACCCATGGTCAGACTTTCTGGCCAGGGAAGATCGGCGGCGCGGGGCGCGGGCCGTAGGGACAGATGGGGCCCATGCGGTCGATCCAATCCAGCGCGCGGATCAGCCAGCCCTCCGGCTTGCGCTCGACGCGCTGATCTCGGACCACGTCGTAACCGCGCAGGCGGCTCCCGAGCGTGTCTGCGCCCATGTTCAGGTAGGGCGCGATCAGGTTGACCGACTTCAGGCGCCTGTCGAACCAGTCAGCGAAACCCTCCACGTCGCCGTTATCGACCGGCTTGGGGAAGTTCATCAGGTAGTGGGCGCAGGCTAGGGCCTCGCCCTTCTTGATGATCAGGCCCTCGGCCGCCATCAGCTTGGGGTTCTTCAGCTTCTTGACCCGCAAAGGCGCGATCTGAAGGTCCTGGTAGGGGTGGGTCGTGCCCCGCCCCAGGCGCATGGCCAGCGCCTTCGCCCCCTGGACCCAGTCCGCGAACTCCTCCGGCGTCATCCAGATGCGGTTCTCGACGTCGCTGGTGGCGGCGACCACGGCGGCGCGGACCGGCCTCCAGGCTGGCGCGCCCCGGCTCTCCAGGACCAGGGAAGCGACCAGGGCGTCGGTGCCGGACCATGTGCCGTGGCACAAGGACTCGAGGGCAGGCATCTTGGCGGCGGGGAGAAGTTCGTCGGACATAGGCAGACCTCAGGAAGCGGGAGCGATGGTGGTGCGGCGCTGCGCTGCTACAGGCGCAGCGGCATCAGGACGGCGGTGCGGCCGGGATGGTCCGGGAAGTCGACGCGCACCGGCTCGTTCTCGGCGCCGACGATCATTTCGGCGCGCTTGGCCTTCGTCACGGCGTCCAGGAAGTAGGTGACGTTGATGCCGATATCGACGCCGGTTCCAGCAGCGCCAGCCGCCGGGATGTAGGCCTCAGCCTCGCCGCCTTCATGGCTCTTCACCTTCACCGACACGCGCTCTTGGCTGAGGCTGAAGTGGCCGGCGCGCGACTTCTCCTTGTTGACCGAGGCGACGCGGGTGACGACTTCGGCCGCGGCGGCCGTGTCCTCGAGTCGCACGATGATCCGCTTGTCCCGGTCGCCGGGGATGACGCGGCCGTAGTCCGGATAGGAACCGTCGATGACCTTGGTGATCATCATGGTCTGGTCGAACTCGAAGGTGATCCGGATGCCGGCCTTCGGATCGTCATAGGCCTCGGAGGGCTTGGAGTAGACCATGCTGACGTTGCCGGTCTTGGGCATGTTGCGCAGGAGCCAGTTCACGCCCTTGCGCGGGATAATCACCCCGTCCTGGACCATGGCGCGATCGCCGGTGATGGGCGGCGCGAGGGTGCAGTCGCGGAACAGGCGGTGGCCGTCGGTCGAGACCATGGTCAGCTGGATGCCGTCCGCGCCGGTGGTCAGGTGGATCCAGACGCCGTTGAGGTAGAAGCGCGTCTCCTCCGTCGAGATGCCGTCGACCACGAACTTCAGCTTCTCGCGCAGCTCATGCACCGGCATGTTGAAGCTGGCCACCGGCTTCAGCTTCGGCGTGGAGGGATAGTCGCCGGCGTCCAGGACCGTGAGATTGTGCTGCACGCCGCCGAAGCTCAGGTTGAGGCGGTTGACGCCCAGGTCCAGAGCGATCCCACCCCGCGCGCCCTGGAGCGCGCTCAGCAGCAGCTTGCCGGGGACGCAGACGTCCATCTCCGGCGCGTCGCAGTCGAACAGGACCTCGACGATCTCCATGTCCAGGTCGGTGCCGGAGATCATCATGCGCCCTTCCGCGACACGGATGCGCACGTATTGGAGGATCGGGATCGACCTGGTCTCCAGCACGCGGGTCACGCGCTGGACCGCCGCGTACATGTTCTGAGCGTTGAAGATCCCGGCCTGGGCTTCGACCGGCTTCTCAGCCTTCCGCTTGGCCGGCTTGGGAGCGGCCTCGCTGCTGGTCTTCGGCTTCGGCTTATGGCCGCCGCGCCGCACCACGTCGGCCAGCTGGTCGGCGGCGGCCTGGTAGGCTTCCGGGGCGCCGGTGGTGACGGCGAACTCGTAGGCGGCCAGAGCACCGGCGGCGGTGATCACGGCGGTCGGCGCAATGCGGGCGTTGGTAGGGGTCAAGGTCATGTAGTGCTCCTGTCAGGGAAAAGTGGACGTAGCGTCCTGGATGGGGTGCGCCGAAGCACACCCCCGACGGGACGCTAGGCCGAGGCCTAGTCTTCGTCGCCCTCGCCTTCGCCTTCGCCGCCCTCGCCGCCGGCTTCCGCGCCTTCGGTCTGAGCTTCGGTGCCGTCGACTTGGGCTTGGCCGCCTTCGAGTTCGGTGTTCTCGCCACCGGCTTGGGTTTGATCGGTCATGGTCTTCTCCTTCAAATCAGGCGTTGGTGCCTGGAGCGGCCGCCGGCGCACCAGCGGCCTAACCAGGGATCAGCGCCAGGGGATAGCGTCGGCGCCCTTGGCAAACCCCTGGGCCTCGCGGCTCAGGCGGTCGGCGAGTTGTCGGATGCCGCTGGGCACGCTGTCCAGGGTCTTGAGCGCGGCCAGGTCCTTGGCCAGGTCGGCGGCGCGGGTGATCAGCTCCGCCGCCGCCTCACGGGCTTCAGCGCGGGCCTGGGCTTCTCGGCGGGCCGCTATCGCAGCCAGGCCGGTGGAAGCTTCGACGGGTTTCAGCAATGGCGTTCTCCTACCAGAACCGGGCGATGACGCCGGCCTTGATCAGGGCCGCGATCACGGCGATCACGGCGGCGACGATGATGCAGGTCTTGACCAGGGAGGCCAGCAGGCTGGCCACCATGACGGACTCGCCGTCTTCGCGATAGGCCGGGGCCATGATGACGCCGGTCGCGATGAAGGCGATGAACAAGCAGAAAACGAAGATCGTGAGCAGCATGTCAGGGGTCACTTTCTGCGCCTGTTGGCGCGCTTGAACCGCTTCCGGTTCGGGGTTGTCCAGGGACGCTGGTCGTCCCGGTGGGGAAAGGTCTTGGTCTCCTTTAGTTCGACGGTTTCTTTCATGCCTAGGGCGGCGGCGATCTGCTCCAGCCTTTCCCGTCCGCCTACCCTGGGCTCTTTCGGGCCCCAGTTCCTGAACTCCTCCGCCGGGTCGTCGATCAGGCTGAAAGAGAACTGGTGGCCGTGTAGGTTCTCCCGGCTCTTGCCCACCACCATGACCCTGAGCGGGCCGCCCTTGCGTTCGATCGCGCCGCTATGGCCGGCGCAATCGGGAGACTCGAACAGCAGCTGGAGGCCGTCTTTGATATCAGGCCAGCGCTCCTCGAACTCGTCAGGCGACATCTCCAGGGGGATGAAGACCACGTCATTCACGCGGTCATAGAGCTTCTTGAACCAGCCATCGCCGCTCGGAAATGTCGTCGGCGTCGTGGTCATGATGACCTGAGGCCAATGGCTGAGCGCCACGTCTGGCCAGCGATCGCGCGTGAACATGTCGCTGTCGGACGCCATGTCCAGGATCTTCTCGAAGTCGTCAGGCTGGTCGCCCAAGGCTAGTCCTCCTCGAACATGGCGTCGAATTGGTCGTCCTCGGCGTCCAGGATGGGCGGGAGGGCGCGCACCATAGGCGTTTGCTCGACCACGTACACCGGGCGGAAGTTCTCCTCCTCGCCGTCCGGCGCCGCGTTGACCATGTGGAGCAGGCCGCGCGCCGTGAAGTCGTTGTCATAGTCGAGCGTCACGATCGTCAGGCCCTTCAGCTCGGTGCTGGCCTCGACGTCCGTCACGCCGCCGTTCTTGATGTGGATGCGCAGCTCAGCGGCCGTCGGAAGGGTGGCCAGGTCGCGCGAGAGCATGGCGCGCTTCAGGTCCTGGCGCACCTCGCCGATGAAGGTGCAAAGGTCGGCGAGATCGATAGGCGTGTCCTCGTGGAAGGCCTGGGCCTCGTAGGACAGGAAGCGCGTCAGGACCTCGCCGATGCGCTCCGCCTCAGGGTCTTCCGCCGCCGCGTCTTCAGCCGGGCACATCTCGCCGCGGAGTCCAGCCAGCGAGATGCGGGCGCAATCGTTGTAGGCGTCCGCAACCGCTCCCGTCCTGGGAACGGTGTCGACCATCTCGAACAGGGCGCGCTGCATCGACAGGATGGTGCGGGCGTCGGCCGGCCCGACGTCACTCGCCACGGGAAGCCCGTTGCCGTCGCGCAGCTGGCGCGCGTCTGCGTCGTAGTGCCAGGCGTCGGAGTTCTCCAGCGAGCCGTCATATTCGTGGACCTCGCCGCCATATTGCTGGGCCCACTCAGCGGCGCAGGCATGGGCGCCGGGGCCGGCGTCCAGGGGCCAGCGGGCGGAGGGGACACCGTCCTTGTAGACGATGACGGCGGGCTGGCCGGGGACGGCGTAATGCTTGTTGATCGGCATGGGCGTGTTCCTGTCAGGGAAAGGGGTTAGGAGAGCGGGGCGACAGCGACGTTGATGTCGCCGAGGTGATAATCGCCCTCTTCCATGTAGTCGCAGACGGCGGCGGCGATAATTTCGGCCATGTCGGCCGCTTCCGGGCCGCCGTCGCGCGTGCTGCGCAGTTCCGACCACTCGTCGTCGCCAAGTTCCGGAGAGGCGCGCCAGCCGGCCTTCATGAGCTGCCAGCGGCTCGTCTGAAGGGTGAAGGTCACGGCCACCTCGACCCGGTCGTCGGCGAGCTGCTCAGGGACCGACGCCCTCAGCTCCTTGGGCGGGCCGATCTGCTCGCGCACCCAGCTGTCGGCCGCGTCGCGCAGGTAGATCGCCAGTTCGACGCGATCGCCAGACCGCACGCGCTTGCCGTAGTCGTTCAGGTAGACCTTAGCGGCCGGCCCGTATTCGAAGCGCTCCGAGGCATCGGACGCCAGCCGCGTGAGCGACAGGTCAGCAAGGCCCTTGTCCCTGGGCTCAAGGCGCGCATACCCGTTGGGCGCCGGATCGCTCGGGATGGCGTGGTCCATGGCCAGGGTCAGAACCTCTTCGCGAGGGTCGCCCAGGTAACGCTCGAAAACTTCCCGGGGAACGCTGACCGTGTCCAAGTCATCGACCAGGATGCGATATTTGCCCTCGGGATTGGGTTTCGTCTTGCGCGCCTCGTCGCGCGCCGCCTCGCCTTCCTTGCGCGTCAGATGCACGCTTTCCAGGACGGGGACGACCGGGCGCGCGCCGGTCATGATCAGGAAGCACGGTTTCGTCATGGCCTAGGCCTCGTTCTGATAGTGGGGATCTTCGACGTCGCAGTCGCACCGGCCGCCATCGTGCACGGCGCAGGTCAGGGCGTGGCGCTGGCGCTCGTGGTGGCGCTCAGCCGCCGCCCAAGCCTCGGGCGCGCCGGCATAGGTGACGCCGGCAAGGTCGCCGAAGTCCTCGTGATCCATGACCCAGCGATTGACCAGGTCCTCCGCCGGCACGACGGTGTAGCCGTCGGCGCCCAGCGGATGCTCAGGAGCGAGGAGCGCGCCGAACATCCGGTGATTGTCGCATGACGCCCAGGCCTCGCGCTCGGTGGCGAAACCGTCGGCCATCCAGGCTTCGGCCAGGGTGCGCCCCGTTGCGCCGCCGCCGGGGATATCGTCGGGGGTGTGCGCCGTGTAGCGCCTGGAGTCCGGGTCGAACTCGACCGAGTAGCCGGCCAGGATCGCCTTGGAGAACTCGCCCGGCTCGATGCGCCCGGTGTTCGGCTCCAGGAGATCGACGCGCACCGCCACGGCGCCGGCGACGTTCTCCAGGACCGAGAAGACCAGCGCCTCCGTCCCGTCTCGGGTCTGCGAATGGCGCGCCAGTTCGGCCGCCTCGCGCGGGTCCGACGCATCGACGTCGATTTCCCAGGTCACGCGGTAGGGCTTAAGGCTGGTCATGCGGCCTTCTCCATGGTCGGTTCGATCGGGGCGGCGGCGAGGTAGCGCCGGAGCTGCTGGAGTTCGTGCGCCGTGCGGCCCTCGAGTCCGATGCGCCGCGTCGCCAAACGGTCAATGCAGTCGCTGACGTACTCCAGCACGGCGGCCCGGTGGTTCTCAGAGGCGATCACGCCGCCGGTCGAGCTGAAGGCGTAGAGCCAGCGGCCCGGATCGGTCGCCCGGATGTAGGAGGCCCAGCCCGTGGCGATCTGGACGGCGCGGGCGCGGGTGATGGTGCGTTTGGCCATGGTCAGGCCTCCCTTGCGTGTCGGGCCTCGAACCCCGCCGCCCAGGCTTCCCAGGCCGGCGAGAACTGCCCATACGGGTTATCGATGACGGCGGGCAGGTCGGCGCTGTCCGCGCCATCCTCGAAGACCTCCAGCCACCGCGACCACCAGCCCGCGCGCCATGCGGCTTCCGCGTGCTCGGTGTCGCAGGCCAGGGCGACAAAGCCAGTCACAGACCGGCAATCGTCGAACGCCTCGCGCCCCCGGTTATAGCCCCGGCCGCTCAGTTCTCGTTCAACCATCGCCGCGCCCCTCAGCCGATGTTGCCGTTAAGGGTGCGGCCGTCTTCCGTCTTGATCTCGTAGGGCCAACGAAATTCGCTGATCACCTCCAGGACGGCCGATACTTCGCCCTCGCTCAGAGCGCGCCGCCAACCGAACGAGAAGCGGCCGGTGTGCGGGTAATAGAGGACGTTTTCGGTCTTCATGCCGTGGTCCATGAGCCAGAGCATGCCGTCGCGCTTCTCGGTCGCCGTGCTGATTGCCTTGTCGAACTCAGCGGCCAGGGCGGCGCGCTCCTTCGCAATCCGCACCTTGTCGCGCTCGGTGTTGCCGTGGACCTGGGCTTGCGTGTAGAGCGGGACCAGATAGGCCTTTTCCGCTTCGGTGAGCTTGGCGCGCGGGCCTTGCTCTTCGACGGCCCGCATCCGCGTCAGGTGCAAGTCATCGATTTTCAGGTATTCCGACCCGATGCAGCGAGGGCAGAACACCGCGCCGCGCTGCGCCTCTTCCTTGTGGCCGCAATAGCCGCAAACGTTCGTGTTCCGGCGCAGCTCCCGCATTTCCGGGGTCTGTTCCAAGTAGTGGCCGCGCCGGATGTTGCGGGGCGCGCTCAGCTCTGGAGCGTGCGGCGCCGAGTCTGACTGTAGCGTCCAATCGAACACCCGCCGGCCCTCGGTCGTGTTCCACTGGTTGTCAAACAGGTTCTTGTTCCCCTCGCCGGGGTCGAGCGTCACGGTCTTGCCGTCCAGATCGCGGAAAGCCGCCCAGTGATTGGCGAGGACCGGCCCCATGCAGGGCGGGCCGCTCTTGCGCTCAGCCTTGAAGGCCTCCCAAGCGGCGCGGCCGTCCTTGGTCGAGACGTCGAAGCTGTAGGTGTGCAGGACGGTTTGAAGCTTCGGGGCTTGCGTGGTCATGGGGCGGTGTCCTATGTCAGGGGTGCGCCGTGGCGCGGACTCTTGTCAGGGGTTCTGGAGGGCCGGGGCTCACTCCCCCGGCCTTCCTCTTATCTGACCCGCGCACATTGCGGGACAGCAGACCGAAAATCAACCGAAAATGTGTTTCGTGTACTCAGGGTGAGTAATGAGCCGCTGAGCGCGCCTAAGCGCGTCCTTGCCGTAGAAGGTCACAAGGTGCTTATCGCCCTCGCGCACGTGCACCGCCATCTTGTCCGGGCCCAGGTTGTCCAGGCTGAAGCGGTTCAGCTCGCGCGCCTTCTCCTGGTCGCTGGCGATCAGGTCCAGAGCGTCGCCCAGGTCCTTGGCGGCCGTGTTCGAGCCGCCGGGCAGGATCTCGCCGCCGTTGTGCAGCACCTCGAACCGTTCGCCCTCCTTGACCATGCCGGCGCGCCAGTCGTCGGAGTCGAGTAGGTCCATCACGCTGTAACCGTCGGGCGTCTTGTGGACGAGGCGCGCGCCGCATCCGTTGACGCTGTAGAGGTCGCGCGCGTCCCAGCTGGGCGCCGACGGATAGACCAGCTTGCCGTCGAGGATCGGCGGGATAAGCGGGCAGATAGACCACCCGTCGGGCGAGTCGCTCAGGTTCAGCGCGTTGCCCCAATCGGCGGCTTCGATCGAGTCCGGGAAAGGGCCGTGGAAGGCATAGCCCGCGGCCGGGTTGCCCACCGCCACGAAAACGGGTTGCGCGTTGGGGTCGTAGAGCTGCGACATGTTCGGTTCTCCTGTTGGACCTGGTGCTAGGCCGCGCCGGTCAGGGCCTTGGCCCAGGCTTCGACCTCGTCGGCGTAGTCGTTGAACGTGTCTCCCGTGGGGGCTTGCGGGCCGCCCTCTTGGTCCTCGTCGTTCAGGTCCTCGCTATAGCGCGTCGTCAGCAGGCCCAGGGCGCGGCCGAGTTCGCGCGCTATCGCCGCCTCCTTGTCGCTCAGCGGGTAGAGCGGAAAAGGCGGCTCGTCATCGCTGTCGAACACGTTGACCACGCCCGGCGCCCCGGTGATGGCTACAACCGTAATCCGGATGTCATCCGGCGACCGAATATCGACGGCCGTAACGTGCGCCAGTTGTCCAGCGTCGGCGGACAGCTCGCGTTCGAGACACGATTCGCCATAGCTCACGCCGCCCACCATAGGCACGCCGACGCGCACCAAGTCGCCCGGCTTCAATCGCATGGCGCGGCTCGACTTGCTCGTCACGTCCGGGCACTCGCCCGGGACGATTTCGCAGACTAGCCCTTGAGCGGCCAGAGCCTTGACGGCTACCTCCGCCGCCTCGCTCGTCTCGTAGCCGCACCAATCGACGCCAGACGCCCGCGCCACGCCTTGGCCGGCCTGACAGCCCATGAACTCGCAATAGGGCGAGCCGCTGCGCGTGACGAGATGGAAGCCGGACGGATGCGGCGCGGGGTTCGTGGTCTTGGTCATTTCGTGTTGCTCCAGCTGGACGCGGATTAGTGGGTCATGCCGTTGAGGCGTTCGAAGGCGCGGGCGATCCGATAGGCGGCTTCGACCGCCTCGCGCGCCTCGGGCTTGAGATGGTCGGCGACATAGCGACCGCGCGACTTCTCGCCGAGATGGCGCAGAATGACGCTCAGCTCCCCGCCGGCGTATTCGTTCACCTCGCACCTGTAGACCTTGCCGGCGTCCTGCACCGTGCCCAGGGCGCGGAAGAGCACGGAACTGCCATCGCGGATGCGGGCGCGGATAGTCGGGCGGACCTGGTCCCAGACCACGGGGCGCACCTGGACTAGCTCCCCGCCTGGGAAGTCGATCATGAGAAGCTGAACGCCTCTCGCCTTGGCCTGCGCCTCCGCCTCATGGGAGCTGTAAACGACGCTCAGGCTCTCGACCTTCCGAACGTCCCCGTTCGGGGTCACGTCGACAAGGTAAGTCGTCCCGCACCCTTGGCGCGCGAAACGGGGCGTCGTGGCCAGCGAATAGCCGACGCACGTAACCGGGATGCAGCCGGGCGCGGGCTTCGCCGAGTCGCGCTTCGCGGCGCCTTCGGCCGCCTGATCGGGGGTGCTCGCCTTGTCGTTCATGGGACTTCGTCCTTATGGGGGATGGCGCGGGGTGCGCCGTGGGGGGATTGCTCGGAAACTCAGGTGTGCGGCGCCGTCCCGGAAGATCGGCCCCGATAGCGCGCCCTCCCGCTGCTCCCGCTCCACCCCCAGACCTGAAAGGGAAGGGAAACACCCCTCAGACCAAGCCCCGCCATCAGCAGAGCCCAGACAGGCCGGGGAATTGGGGAGGAGGAGGGCGGCCCGCTCGCGATCGAAATTCCACGGCCGCCGGCTTGGCGGGGCGTGGGTTCGAGACGCGCGGGGGTGTCTCTCCTATGGCAGATCAGTCGCCCGGCGCGACACAGTCCCAGTTTCCGACGGTGTTGCCGTTCTGGTCGCGCACGTTGCCGGCGCGGTTGCCGCTCTCCACGCTTTCGGCGATTTGCCTAAGGATTTCGGCGGCTTGCTGCTCGGGCTCCTGGGCGAAAGCGTCGTTCCCCATGCCGAACCAGAGCGAGAATTGCGGGCCTTCGGTGTTCATCCGGTCCACGGCCTCTAGGGCCGCGTCCACGTCGCGGGCCTGCTGGTTGAAGTGGCTCGCGGCTTCGATCGCCTCGGCGATACTGGCGCGGCGATAGGCGGCTTGCGCGGCCTCACGGTAGAACGCGGCCGAGGTATGCAGCGCTTGAATGATGGTCTTGAGGGTAGCTTGATCCATGGTGCGGCTCCTGTCAGGGGGCGGAATTGTCCCCGATCGGGAACAACCATAAGGCAGAAACGACTAGCGCGTGCCCCGATCGTCCCCGAATTGGGGACGGTTATTTCAGCGGGTCGCGGGTCGGATAGCGAAAAAGTTGCGTGGCTACTGCGAAACCGCCTTTGCGGCCGTGGTGAAGCGCCAGCCAGCAGCCCAGGCGCGCGCCTTCTCTTCGAAGCCGGGCGGGCGCGGATGGTCACGCCCTGAGACGTCCCGTGTGGCGGTGAGGTAGGGGTTATGCGCCTCAGTGTAGCCCAGGCGCGCCGCGTCCATCCCGTCCGACATGATCGCAGCGAGGGGGAAGTGGGCGTGATCCCAGGACCTGGGCGCCGGGGAACGCTCCCAGGACCAACGCGCGATCGGGGACAGCTCAGCCCAGGAAACGCGCGGCGTGCGCCTGCTGTCTCCATTCAGGGGGCGAGCTGCAACGTCCGCCTCATAGGCGAGCTGAGCGAGGGAGGGGGCGCGGGCGATGGTGGCGGCTTGCATGTCAGGTGTTCCCGATCGGGCTCAAATGAGGGGGTTACAGATAGGCGCGCTTAATGCGCTGGGCTTCAGCCAGCGAGGCGGCGCGGAACCCCTCGCTCTTGGTCTTGTCCTTCGCCTCGCGCATGCACCGGTCATAGCGGGCCTTGTAGCGGGCGCGTTGTTCACGTTCGGCGGGGGTGAGGGTAGAGCGCATGTTGATTGTTCCCGATCGGGGCTCAAGCGGAGAGCAAGGCGAAGGAAAAGCCGCAAGCGGCGGATGACAGGACCAGGAGATAGGCGGCCCTCACGGGGCGGCGGCTACCCACGGCCATGGCGTAGAGCCCGACCATGCAACCGACCCCCATAGCGGCGACCCCGCCCAGGTGCAGGGCGGTTCTCACGCCGCACCCATGCGGCGCAGGTCAAACAGGGCCGATTGGCGCTTGACCTGGGCGACCATGACCCGCCGCTCATGACGGGCGCGGGCCGCCTCGCTAGTGGCAAGGGCCAGAGCGGCGAGGGCGTGCGACAGCTCGCGTTCAGCGCGGGCCAGCAGACGGGAGGCGCTACGGGCTTCCATGTTAGATCACTCCGAAGAGGCGCAGCAGCAGCGCCCAGAGGAAGGCCGAGGCGAGGAACGCCCAGACCAGGGGAAGGCGACGGGAGGCGGGCCGCACGGGCGCGCCGGTGAAGGGGACGGGGAGGGACATCAGGCGCGCGCCAACGTGGGGACCATCGCGCCGCCATGCGACACATTCACGGGGATAAGCCCAAGGGTCCACTGCACCCGCACGCCATCGGCCTCAGTCCCATAGGTGACATGGGAGCCGGTGGCGCGGACCAGTTGCCCAGCCTCACCACGCCCGGCCAGCTCGAAGCGAGCGCCGCCGGTGTGAGGGTCAACGCTGTAGAGGACGCACGCCATGCGGTGGTGCTGAGGGCGCACGATGCGGGCGAGATGCGCCGGGGTGCGCTGGCGAAGGATGCGGGCGATAAGCGCCATGTCACTTGCTCCTGTCAGGTAGGGAAGGCTACCCTTCCCCTTGTGGCCCCGGCTGCTCCCCGATGGAGCGGCCCCGAACCAAAGCGACAACCAACTATGGGACAGCAGACCCAAAACCACAAGAAAATAGAGGGGGGGGGTACCCTGGGAGATCGAGT